AGATTGGCTCGTCCGGCAACGGTGCCAAGATTGGCTCGTCCGGCAACGGTGCCAAGATTGGCTCGTCCGGCAACGGTGCCAAGATTGGTTCGTCCGGCTACGGTGCCAAGATTGGCTCGTCCGGCTACGGTGCCCAGATTGGCTCGTCCGGCAACGATGCCCAGATTGGTTCGTCCGGCAACGATGCCCAGATTGGTTCGTCCGGCAACGGTGCCCAGATTGGCTCGTCCGGCAACGATGCCCAGATTGGCTCGTCCGGCTACGGTGCCAAGATTGGCTCGTCCGGCAACTATGCCCAGATAGGATCATCCGGCAACTATGCCAAGATAGACAGCACAGGCGAAGGCTGTGTCATCATGTGCGCAGGTATTAACTCTGTAGCAAAAGCCTCAAAAGGATCATGGATAACATTATCCGAATGGTCTTATTCTGATAAAAAGAAAAGATATATCCCCGTTTGCGTAAAAACGGAATTTGTTGATGGAGAGAAGATCAAAGCGGATACATATTACAGTTTGAAAGGGGGAGTTTTTGTGGAAAGTGTCAATAATTAAGAGGAGGTATTATATATGAAATGGGTGATAATAAAAGGGGTTAGATATCCTATCTCCGTGGTGTCAGCCTTCGCTGCGTATTACGGGGATAATCCCTTTTTGAAGATAAGGATAAGAAACAAATATCACATAATTTATTTTGATAATATGGATTATCTGAATATTCAGATAAGGTATTTGATTAACAACTATCCTGACTTCGTGCAGATAGGGAATTGGTATATATCCAAGAAGCAGGTGATGTCGTGGGCACCCAAGGGGCAGGCCGTGGACGGGTCGGGCTGGGTCATATCCTTTTACCTGTTTTTTTGGCTTGGAGAACAGTACTCAAATTAAGTTCGACAAGGAAGAGGAGTATCAAAGAGCTTTAGATTGTTTAAATGAGAAGTTCAATGTAATATTATGAGTTGTATCATGAAAACCATGATACTTAGAGGAGTATTGAGATTGATAGTGATCAAGGCAAATGATGTTGTTTAATTTAAAAAAAAATAAATTGTTATGAAAATAAAAGAGCATTTATCAGTTTATCTAGAGAGTGGATATCTTTTTGACGATATGTCAGGAAAATTAAAGTGGTTTGAGATTGATAAGATCTTGATCAGTTTTACATATGGAGTAGTTAGATATGTAGGAACATGGGGAGGATGTAGGACTGAGAAGACATTAGATGGGAAATTATTTTATTCGTCCGAAGAATGTTTTAAAAAGGGTAAGAGCATCCCTAAGACAAAACTATCAATATATGATGTTTTTAAGTCATTATATGGGTTCGTCCCAATAGGTGATGTGTGGAAACACAAAAACGGAAGAGCTGTCAAGGATAAGTTGGAATGTTTTGATGTTGAAATAGATAATAAAGGGAAAATTTATTGTAAGGAAACATATTACAGAACATGTGAAGATGTGTATAAATTCAACGACTTAACTGTAGTTGACAAGAATGGAGACATGAGATTAGTAAAATCTTCAAAAAGTAAATTAATGCTTACTAATGATCAATTAGATGTTGTGGAGAGAATGAAAGGCATCATTGATGACATGGTTAGGTTAAAGATGATTATGTATATTGATCAAGACTATAATCTTTGTTTTCTGCCGGGAGATAAAATAGAAGATTTGACAATGGATGAAACAGATGGATTTGTGGATACCACCGGTATAGTGACATCTATAAAATCTAAGAATGTAGTGGAGTTTTATGTAGAAAACCCATTCGTAAAGATAAAGGATGAGTAATATCTGAAGGAATATGAAAATAAAGGCAACCAAGTACAGAAATGATTACAGGGTATGGTTGGACTATGCCGGGGATTACAGAAATGAAAATATAGAATAACATGAAATATCAAAATTTTATGTGCCCTTATGAGCTTGCGCTAAAGTTGCATGAGTTGGGCGTAAATTCGGAGTCGGAATTTTATTTTGTGAAAGAGATGAAAGGAGGGGGAACCCAGATAGATTCAGTTACGCAAAATACAATGAGGTATTCATATAGAAAAGAAGGAGACCTCATACCGGCTTATATGAGTCATGAACTTGGAGAGATACTACCAAGTATGATAAATATCAGTAAATCAAAAATATGGGATGACTGGTTGCAGTTGACACAGTATTTCCCGAATAGGGATAGTAGATATTACGAAGCCGCCTATGTTCGTTACAATGCCTACGATTCGCCAACAGAAGTGTATAGCGGATTTGGGGAAACAGAGGCGGAGTCAAGGGCGATGCTTCTCTTTGATTTGTTGGAAAAGAAGATATTGACACCTGATGGTTTGAATTTAAAGGAAGTGGATAGGAGAAAGGAATATGAGAACGAATTTGAATAGTACAAGTATGAGAAACACATGTCCAAAATTCCCGCTTTTCGGTGCGAATTATCCAGACGCGACTTGCATAGATGGCATATTGTATGATCTGGATAATGTAGGTGATGATGGTGTTCTAATCAAGCCATTGGAAGAGATCCCATGCCCATTCTGCCGAACAGAGGAGTTTATCAGATACGATCCATTCAATAAAGAGTATAGCATGGATAGTGAAGAGGATATAAGAGATTGGTATATGAGCTATATTAATGAAATGAGAAATAAGTATGGGGGAAAATAAGAAGAAACAAACACCATGCCGGAACTTGAAAGATTGGCATACGAACAAATGAAGGAGGTAAACGATGGAGACAGTAAGATTATCAGATTACTCTTCTTATGATAAAAACAAGGGAGGAATACAAAAATTGCGTCACAAATTCAGGAATCAAATACTTGAATATTGGGGAGAAGATACCGGAATCCTAATAGGAACAACCATGGTATATGAAAGACATTTGTGGAGCGAGGAAGTTAAAGTAATATGATTATGGATGATAATAAGATAATGGAAGCGGCTAAGTTAATAGCCAACTCATCAGCGGCCTTGATCGAGGCTATGGGGATGATGAGCGAAAATATCGAGAGAGCTAATAGGGGCGAGTCTTTGGCGTATACCGAGGAGGCCTTTAATAAAGTGGTTATGAATAATGGAATAGATTATAATAGTGTTATGAGTAGAAGTTGGATATGAGAAATGGAGGAGGACTATGGGTAAAGAAGTTAAGATAGATGTAGGATATAAAGATGTGCTAGAAAAATCATTATCAGCCATCCAATATCTAAGAATACATGGATTCTCGACGTACATGGAATCGGAGGGGATTGTAAATAGGATAATGATGTTCAAGGATAAGAATGAGATGAGAGATCAAAAGATCAGATCAATTTAATAGAACTAATTATGACAGTAGAGTATAAGTGTATTGATGTTTACAAGAAGCCGGAGAATCCAATGGAATGGTTGCCGTGTCCACGATGCGGCCTCCGGCCTCTGGTCTGGGAGTTCGATAACGGGAGATTCACGGCGTGCGGGTGCGGAACAGACTGTTATAGTCATTGGAGCGTGCGAGCGGAAAGTATTATGTCGGTCATAAAAAGATCTGATAACGGTAAGTCGGCTGAGGTGTATGATATTGATGAACTTAAAAATAACTGGAATCATTGGGTGAGGACAGGGGAGATACTGTTTACGCCAGGGAATGGGAAATGGTAATATGATTAATAATTTAAGATATGGATCATTATTTGGCTATAATTCAAACGATATTGGATAGATGTGAGAACGACAATACATCTCCTGATATCCATGACATGGAGATAATAAAAATAAATCTATGTAGAATAATTCAGACTCGTTGCGGATTAACTCAGTTATGGTTCATTCCGTTGATAGAGAGAATACAGAATGCTTGTTGTAGACATTACGATGATGTTGATATGTTATGGGAAAATTTTGTTAAAAAAAATGACTGAATAGGAGGGATAAATATGAGTACAAAAACAAGTAAAGAATATAAAGCGATAAAGAATTATATCCATAATGAGCTTGGGCTTACGAAGGAAGATATAATCAATGCAATTAGATCTGATATAAGAAAATATGTTGAGGAGTGTATATGTAATACTTACGGGAATGATAATAATATAGAGCAGATGATTAAGTTTATGGTAGATAATGAGCTTAAAAATAAAGATTTTAATGTCATTCCAAGAATGGTAGAGAAAGTATTAAAAGATAAGATGTTAAACGATATAGAGATTGTTGTAATAAACAAGAATTTAAATGATTGAGGATATGGAGAATAAGGATATTTTAGATAAGGTAAGAATGAAGGGCATGAACCAAGGGATATGGCTGGCGGTTCAGGAGCTAGCCCACGACGGGCGATGGACGCAGGCCGCAGAGGAACTGGTGTCTTCTTGTGGATTGACCGAGGATGAATGTAGGGAGCTGCAAGAAGAAAGCGGATCATTCAATGATGAAATGCTTGATTTTATTAACAGCGTATTCGGACATGAGGATATGATAAATAATAGTATAACTTTGGAGAATATAGGGTATCATAAGATAGGCTCTATATTTAAATATAATATTGGTTCGAAAGAAGTAGAACTGGAGGTGGTTGAATCCAGTGATGCTAGTTGTGAAGGATGCGTATTTAATAATAGTAAGAATTATTACTGTAAGGATACCCATTGTATTGATGTAGATAGGAAAGATGATATAGACGTTATATATAAAGAGGTAAAAAGATCATGAGTTTAATAGATAAATTAGAAGATTTGGTGGTTAAGGTAGACACCGAATACCAAGAGAAGATGGAGGCGGTGATCCGGGAGATAGTTCCGGGGATGCCGGAAGGGAATGTACGTCATGCCGCCGAGCTGATGTGCACGGACAGGATGGGGAATATGATGGACATAGATGTTTATATATTAAGGGAAGAAGATAGGCCTTATGAATGCCATTATCTAAAGGATCTATTGGAAGATAGGGTAGCTAGAATAGATAAGATGCATGAGGATAAAAGTTACACATACAATATAGATGATAATTATTGGTGCGCTACATGTGGTTCCCATTCTCATAAAAAGGATTCTGAGACAGGGTATTGCTGGCATTGCGATACGGTTAATTGGGTTAAAGAAGATGGAGCAGATGTTAGGGTATAATTACCAAAGAATAAATATGAATGATAGGAGAAAGGATAGTATTAACTATTAATAATGTTTATTTAATTTAATTCAAAAACAAAATGTCTACTTTTGTAGACACATAAAAATTATATATATGGAAAAGAGTGAGTTTGTAAAGAAATTGGAGAAGATCATCGATATGGTTAAGACCGAAGATGATGGTTTCGAGTATGGTGGCAAAGTCATTTTCTATAAAGAAGATGATAGTAACTATGAAGTCTCGGTAATGAACATTGAGATGAATTTGGAAGTAGAAGCCAATGTTATGGCTGGTATGGATGATATGGATTTTACCTGCCTTATGAGTGAGGTCTATAAACAAAAGTTTACAAAGGCTATAACGATATCGGAGGATGAGGATGATGAAGACAATTGATAAGATGACCGATCAGGAGATATATGATCTTACTGATGAGCAGGTAGAGAAATTGATCGTAATAAGATGTGCGGAGGAAGGTGTCAGGTTTATAGATGAGCTTCCAGTCATGAAGACGTATGGCTATAAATCTATTTCTCCATCTCATTTCTTCTACTATTTGGAGGGCTTGAATATAGCCGTTCTTGATCAGAATGATGCTATTAAGATAGCTAAGTTATTAAGTGAATTTGATCTATACAGTACTAGATATGATTTCACCATATCCAATGAGGAGCTATGCAGTAGATTGGATATAATCAATATCAGGCATGTTCCGATGTTTGACACGAAAGATAAGGAAGCTTATAAGTCTGTCAAGGATAAGAACAACGAGATCGAGGAGGAGTATAAAGATCAGGTAAACGAATACAAAGAGAATGTAAAAAAGATGGGTGAAATCCGTGCCGAGATATGGCCAAAAGTAATTGATGTAAGGCGCAAGATTGATCACATGAATCATCTTAAAGTTCTTTTCGTAAAGGAATATCTTCCGTTGGTGGATCACGACACGGACAAGGCTATGATATTTTTCAAGAAGGCTTATGATGTGGATGATGATACGGAGAGATATATTCGTGAAGGAATAAAAGATTATCCTTTGTTTAATAATAATATAGATTAAAATGCACAATTGGTTTAAATGTACGGTTTCTTACGAGACCGATGCCGAGAACGGCATGAAGAAGAAGGTAAAGGAAGAGTATTTAGTAGATGCCCTTTCTTATACCGAATGTGAGGCTAGAATCATAGAGGAAATGAGACCATTCATCTCCGGTGAGTTTAGCGTTGATATCAAACGATTCAGGATAGCGGAATTGTTTGCCATGGATGGAGACCGGTTCTATAAGGTCACGGCTGATTATATTACGATAGACGAGAAATCGGGCAATGAGAAACGCAAGGCGTTTAACTACATCGTTCGGGCCAATGACCTTGATCATGCCAAAAAGAATTTCGAGGAAGGCATGAAAGGAACCATATCAGATTTCGTTATCACTTGTATCAAGGAAGAGAAGAAACTGATGGACTTCTACGAGTTTGATGGTAAGATCAGGAATCCGGAGAAAAAATGAGGATAGTAGGCAGTAAAGCTAGCTACGAAACCACGTCGTCCATAGCCGAGAAGTTGATGGAGATAAGTAAAATGGAGGGTACGATTTATCGTATCCTCACATTGTCTAACAAAACTTATCTAGCTTCTAAATTAGGATATAGCAGATCGGGGTTCTATAAAAAAATACAGAACAGGAATTTTAATATCCGGGAACTAGCTCAGATATTCGATACGATCATCAACTTCAAGGATCAAGATTGGACTGAGGGTAAGATTAATAGGCTTAAGAGGTATAGGGCTATGAGCCTTATGGAGTTCAATAAAAGTTATAAAAAGAAAAAGGCGTAAACTACCCGTAAACTAAAGATTTATGGGCTTTAGACGTAGAAATATCATCATGTATAGAACACGACAACAATTCCCATCTTTCATGGGTGTTTACATACCCCCATGTAGCAATATTTCTAGCAGCGTTAATGTCCGCATCTGCAATATTGCCACAATATTTACAATGGAATCGCTTCCCATTACGAATACCTATATGTTTGCATTCATGGCATGTTTGCGAGGTATAAGCCGGAGGGACGGCAATGATCTTAACTCCATTCATCTTGCATTTATATTCAAGAAAGGAACGAAGCTGATAAAAACTCCACGAGTTACTTCTTCTTCGAAATGTTTTGTTTCGTCTTTTGGAGTTCATGCCGAATCGGATATTTTTAAGATCCTCGATAGCGATACCCTTGTTTTCTTTCTTGGCCTTCGCAACAAGCCATTTGCTAATACTGTGATTCACGATGGTAGCGAATCTTTTCTCACGTCCTCTCAACCGTTTCAGCAACTTATGGCAGTTGCGGGTGCCTTTGGACTGAATAGAAGCTCTTACCTTATTATATTTGTCTCGTATATTTTTGACCTCATTGGAAGAAATACTGGTTCCATCAGAGATAGAAACAATATCTGTGATTTCCATATCAACACCAATAAAATCCTCTGCATCCTCTTCTTCCTCATCTGGGATCTCTATCGTTTGATAGAGATAGAATTTACCCTTGATAAGGACGAGGTCGGCTTCTCCTTTTGCGAATTGCATAAGATGAGGACGATAGCAGGTATATGCTATTTTCTCACGCCCTCCAATAAGCGAGATGGAGCATATGGATTTTGGAATATTGTAGGAGAGAACACGACTATCGTATGTAATAGCCCCAAATTCACGGAAACATCTTTGTTTCTTTCTATCAAGCTTATACGCATCTGCGACCTTGCTGATAGCGCGTACGACAAGCTGAGAGGAAAGGCGATACGTTTCCTTTATTGGATAGTAAACCTCCTTATGCAGACCAAATTGCTTAAATACACGTCGCTCCCACGCTATTTGAGAAATAGCGTTGCAGGCCTTATTGAAAACACTAAATGTATCTTTCAACATTTCGACTTGCTTGCATGTTGGAAGCAGCTTTATTTGCAATGTCAATTTCATACAGCAAATATACTAAAAATATCTAATTGTCAAATATTTGAAATAAATTTATTAATCAAAGAAGGGATAGTGGTTCAATCCCTCCCACGAGATAAAGACTTGCGGGTTTCCTTGAACCTGTTTTATGAAGGGTAGGATGTTACCGTGTGAGAGATGCGGAAGGATGGTAACCATAAGGAGTAAGGGGTTGTGTCCCGCATGCAGAGCCAAGGAGCTACCGCCAAAGGAAAGGGCGGCGATACGGGTGAAGGCCAAGCCAAAGGGGAAGAGCATAGCCGTTTTCTTTGGCGCCCATGTGGCTAGATTGAGTATGACAAGGAGATCTGCTACCGGCGCATACATACCATGCCCGGGGGTAAGCAACATATGCCACTTATACCCTAAACGGAAATATAAATCGGTCGCCGAGGATAACGATAACATTATTTACTTGACGGCTGATGAGCATACAAGATTCGATTATCTATTAGATACGATGGATTTCAGCCGGCTCTTGGATGAGTTTGGTAACGTATGGCTGTTAGCAGCCAGAAGGATGAGGGATCTCACACCTAGAGTCGAGGAGGATGGTAAATTAAAAACCAGATTATTATCATGGATAGAAGAAAACAAAAATTACTTTTAGCTCTTGGATACGAGGCTATAAGTGATACGATATATAAGAAAGGAATGGATATGGAAGTCATAAGCGATCAAGAATCGTTTGATGATATGAGAGTTCGTTTATCCAAAAAACATCATGTGGTTATCACGGATGATGGTGTTGTAATAGAGTTTGTTCATAATAAGTCAATGGACGAGAATGCGCCATCATATTATTGGCGATCATCATTACCAATATTAAGATCATATCATACAGATCCTAAATTTACCGCTTTCTTTGGCATATTAGACGTTTTATCAACTATCCCAAAGAAAGATATGGTAGAGGATGAAAAGCCTGCTGACGAGCCTAAAAAAGAGCCTAAAGAGGAAATGGAAGTTGAGTATGATCTGGAGACCGAACAGCAGTATTATGCCGCTGAATGGATAAAGGATATCCCGACACCGGTGTTATATAGAATGACTGTTGCCGGCAAGCGCGTGTATTATGAGATGGATGTTGATGGGTATCCTATCATATACGATGGAGCCACTAACAATATCGCCAATGGGTATTGTGATACGTCCGGAGCCTTGGAGAAATGGAAGAATGAGATGAGACTCAAGGGCAAGGACCCTGATGAGTACGCTAACTATAGGGCTGACTTAGGTACTATCATGCATTATCTATTTGGGTTGTATCTGACCGGGGTTAACATAAAGCTGATCCCGACATGGATCAGGAAGGTGGTCAAGGAAGCCAAGCTAAGAATAGACAGGTATAGGATGGAGCGGATATTAGTGGATAACATTGATGAGCTGATAGAGGATCTAATATCATTTGCCATATTCTGCAAGGAAAGACATGTAAAACCTGTATTGATCGAGAAGATGTTGAGGTCAAGCAGGTTAAAGGTAGCTTCTTCGGTGGACGCCGTGGTGGAGATGGACAGCGAGCCGGAGACAGTGGAGATAGAGGTCGAGACAGGAGAGTTCTATAAGACGGGAGCCAAGAAAGGTCAGCCTAAGACGGAGAAAAAAAAGATAAAGAGATGCAGGAGGATATTCGCTATATTGGACTTCAAATCAAACAGGAAAGGCAATTTCTATGACGAGTACGCTTTCCAGCTTGAGTTATATAGAAGAATGATACTGGAAAATTACGGAAAGATATTGGAGATAGAGGAGATATATAACTTCGCTCCGGGTGATCCTACCGCAAAGACCAGCCAATATAAGTTGAAGAGACAGACTGACAACCCTATATTGAATATGGCTACCGTAGTATATCTTCAAGGAAAGTATAAGTTCGAGAAAACTAATTATACGGTTACATCAAGAGTCGGATCCTTGGACATAGAAGGCGAGTTTGACGTTAATAAGTTGATAAGAAAAGAACCACTGAGGGACTATATATATAGAGTCATGAATGAGAGGAGAGGATGATGGAATTTAGGGAGTTTGACAAGAGCGTACATCGGTATGAGTTGGATCATAGCAAGCCAAGGAGGAAGATGACGTGCCCGCAATGCGGCAAGGATAAGTGTTTTACGCCGTACGTGGACGTAACCACCGGTCAGATCGTTGGAGAGCAGTTTGGGGTGTGTGATCATAAAAATAAATGTGGTTACTTTAAATATCCAACAGGGAGCGAACTTGGGAACAATGATCTTTTTACCGATTCAAACAAAGTATTAAGGAGGTACAGACCTCCAGTGGATCCGGATATAGCCAACTGCATTCCGGTAAGCAAGATGTTTGAGACGCTTAATCCTTTCGAGACATCTGATCTTCAGGATTATCTATCCAATATATTCGGATCATATCATACCAATAGAGCGTTCAGCTTATATAAGATCGGGATGATGAGATTCGGGGATTGGGGTAAATGCTGCGTGTTCTGGCAACTTGATAAAAGTTGGGTGATAAGAACCGGGAAGATAATGGATTACGGACCAGATGGTAAGAGGGTAAAGGTTCCCATGGATCATGTATGCTGGGTTCACATCCTCGACGGTCAAGATTATTTATTAAGGCAATGCCTGTTCGGTGAGTTTCTTATCAACTTCTATCCTAAGGAAGCCCCGGTATATATAGTTGAGTCGGAGAAGACGGCGGTCATCTGTAATATCGTATATCCAGATAGGCTTTTCATGGCGTGTGGAGGTATCCATATGTTGAAAAGGGAGATGATAGAGACATTGGGACGTAGGAGAATAGTCCTATATCCTGACAAAGGATCGGCGTTTAACGAGTGGAAGAAGAAAGTGGATAGGGATATGAAGGGGATGAATATAGAGATAAGCGATTTTCTCGAATCAAAACCCAATATAAATGAGGGAATGGATATAGCGGATTATTTTATCATTAAACAAATTTACAATGGCAAAGGTAGTTAACAATTACAAGAAATTCAAGGTGCTTGAAATAACAAGACAGGAGATGATGGATAAGCTCACCAGATATGGGTGCTTAGGTATTTGCGATATGTGTAACAGACCTACGTCCGTGGGTTATTATGTGGCGGTGATCAATCAATGGATGTGCAAGGACTGTTATAATGATTTCATCAAATCAGTTGACAGGTATGAGGAGGATATGAGAATAGAGAACAGAAATTTTGATAGATTCTGCAATCTATTTAATGTTGAGATAGAAGAAAAGGTATGAAAGAGCTGTCTTTAGCCCAGAAAGCTATGTTAAACGGATCCGTATGCCCGTATTGCAAGAACCCATCCACTATGATAAATACGGTGGAGGGGAAGCAAGTTGGGTGCGAGAAGTGTGGGGCTTGGATGAGATCCGATCCTTTCGGGAAGCCGATGGGGAGGCTGGCTAAGCCGGATCTTCTTAGGAGTATGGATATGGTAATGACTGAGATTAATATATTTGCGTATAGAACAAAACGGGATGTGCAGGATATTTACAAAAGCCTATCTGGTGAATTGGATATACCAATAGAACATGTATCCCCATATAAGATGTCTTTGCCATCACTACTTAATACCATGAGATATATTGAAAAGTATGGCGATAATCATATACGGATATATGATAGAACCATGGTAAAGAAGGCTTGCCCTAGGCACGGAGCGGTGGCGATCGGGAGCAACGCCTGCCACGGATGTCCGGAGTTCCTGTTCCATGTGGTAAACGAAACGACCGATACGGTGGTGTGTGATATGGATATGAGTTATGGAGATCGCAAGAAGGATAAATATGAGCATTAGAGCTAATGATAATGGAACATTTGAGTATCGAATCAAATTGGATACCTTTAATAAAATGAATAATACATGCAAAATGAAGAAAGTTTATTTTGTTCACAGACCAACAAGTTTTTATGTTGGGGGCAATGTAAGTAGCGTAGAAGCTACAGTTTATAATAAAATGGTTAATATGGGGATGAGTAGCGAATTAGCCGATAAACTTAAAAAGGTAATAGGTACATTCCCTTGCACATGGGAGATACCAGATGAATTTGTGTCTGATCCATATTCGTATATGATTAAGCGTCTGGGATTGGAATATCCATCTTTTTTAAAGGAAGAGGATTTGGATATACAAGAGAATATAGATTTTGATGATGAGGAGGACGAAGAGGATGGGGAAATCGACTGAATATTATAGGACACATCCGGAAGCCAGAAAGAAGAAGGCTGAGACGGATAAGAAGATCAACGCCAGACCTGAGCAGAAAGCCAAGAGACGGGAGTTGGGTCGTAAGAACTACAAGACCGATAAGTTGAAGGGAAAGGCTTATCGGAAGGGGAAGGACCTATGCCATACAGCTAAGGGGTTAAGATATAAATCAAGATCAGCTAACAGAGGATCTAAATCCGATACGGCTGGCGATAGAAACGCAAGAGGATGAGTGAGGATAGGATATGGAGGTCATCCAAGGAGATTATCATGGATGCCTATGAGAGAATAAGAAAGTATCAGTCGGGGGAACTTCTCCCGGCTCATACCGGATATCCTTATCTGGATAAGGCTTTGCTGGGGGGATTTTACCCCCAGCATGCGGTAGCCATAGGAGCTAGGCCCGGAGTGGGCAAGTCTTATTTGGCTCAGAAGATTATGAGCAATGTAATGAATGTTAATATCAATCCCCAAGCTGATGATTATGTATGGCTCAGATGTGAATTTGAAATGAATCCAGAGGATTTAATGTTACGTTCACTATCAAAAAAAATGGGAAAGGATATACAAGATATTCTCCTTAACGAGATGTCTGATGAAGAGATAAAGGAAATGCAGAAATGTCTTAAGGAGGAAAACTCCAGCAGAATAACATACATCCCTAAACCATCGACAGTAGACGAGCTTCAGAACTTCTTATGGAATAGTTATATGCCAGCGAACAAGGATAAGAAAATGGTGTTTGTATCCATAGATCATACAGCTCTTATACAAGGTACGGGTGACGCTAAGAGGAATATAGATAGTCTGATAACCATGTGTAATATAGCTAAAAGAACTTTTCCCAATATATTCTTTCTTATAATATCACAACTTAACCGTGATATTGAGGGAAGACGGGATCCAAAAGATCATATGCCAAAGCAATCTGATTTTTATCAATCAGATACATTGGGACAGTTATGTACGGCTATGGTAGCGTTAAATATCCCGAAGAGATACGGGTACTCCTCATACATGCAATTTCCGCAAGGCTGGTATCCTAATCTGGAACGTTTCAAGAGCGAGTCAAGACGATCCTTCCGTGTGGATGGATTATTATTCCATCATATCGTAAAGGTCCGTCAAAGATCATTGGAGGAGATTGACGCTATACATGTAGATATCATGAAAGGATATGAGCGATATTATCCTGATGGAGGGGTGGTGCGCCAAGAAAGACCGGGAGGCTCGGACGCCCCTGTAGGCAGCGGCAAGCCGGACACGACCGTGGTGACGCTACCGCCCCCGCCCCCCAGTATCCCGTTGGAGCAACAATATATACCGCCAAGTGATGATTTCAATGTAGTACATGACGAAACACCTTATTAAGCATGAGATTGAGAAAAAATTTTTTGCTTGTCATCATAAAAGGGATGGAGATGTTATTAAAAGCCAATTTCTCCACCGAAAACAAGATGGGCATACGAGAGATTATATCCTCATTAAAGGAAATGGCCGAATACAGTATCAGGTATATCATAAACCGGGACAGGGAGAAGGAGATCATGAGCATCTGTGATGAGGTATCCAATAAAGTACAGGAGTATAAAAGAATGAACGATAACTCAATGGTATTGGAATTGGAGAACTTGAAGCGGGAGGTAGTGGCGGTAGAGGATCTTCTTAGCTCTTACAAGGGGGTTCTTGATGCCGAGCTGGTGATAGCCGAGGATGATATCAGGATCATACGGGACAAGATCGCTATAAGCCTGAGGGAGGACGGAACATGCAAGAGCATGACTGATGCTGATAAAAGGGCTAGGGTGGATGTAAGATACGAGAGAGCGTTAGAGGATTATCGAATCCTTCTAAGATGCGCCAATACGGTTAGGGCTAAGATGTCGGTTATAGGGCATCTTAATCAATCAATAAATCAATCTATATCAGTTGGTAGGGTTGGTATGGCTAATGAATCTTATACGGTAAAGCAATATGAAAAAGGGAAAGAGATTATCGAAAGCAGACGGCCTTAGGGTATTGACAGAGGCTTATGATTCTATAAAGAATTACAGCGAGAGCTGCATGTGTATAGCTATAGTCGAATCGGCGGATATGCTTGGATTAGCGCATGATGATGATCTGGCATATGAGCTTATACCTGAGTTAAGGATGTTTAAACCTATAGATAAGCATCTCAATAGCTTTTGGTTTGACTGGGATGAACGAGATAAAAGGCTGTGCATACTCAAGACATTGATAGACATATATAGCGATAATGATCATTCTGATATATTAGAGAGAATAAGTAGAAAGATCAGGTCAATATTTTAACTTGTTTACGTATGTATATAAATTTCGAGCAGATGATGACATCAGGATTAACGATGTCTGACGTCGGGTATCTTCTGATGATCCGGCAGAAAGAAGAGATGGCTAACACCATTCCAAAGGAGAAAATAGATAGTTATAAAGCATCTGGTTATATTGAGCTTCAGAAGAATGGGAAGTGGAAGATAACGCCAAGGGGAGGATCGCTGCTGATGCTGATAGAGACACCCGGTCTGACACCGGAGGTCGAGGGGATCCGGGACCGTATCGTTGGGGTATATAACGATATGGGTAAGGATACAGGAGCTATCAAGGAGGTGGAAAAAAGGCTTATCTGGTTTGTGGCTAACACCAACTTCAAGGAAGAACCTATAGTAAGGGCCGTAATATCCCATATAGACCTTAAACGTGAATATACGATGAGGTTGGATAACTTGATATGGAAGCCGTCAAACGTCTATAGTGTACATATGAGCTTATCGGAATCAACGTTATTCGATACGATCATAAAGATGTATGGCATGACATCCGATCTGTATCTTAGGGAGAACAAGAACAAGGAACTGGCATGGTTGTTCGCCGTAAGCCGACTCCCGGATCCTCCAAGGAAGATGGATAAGGAGTATACTATTACTGGAGATGTTAAGATGGACATCGAAAGAATATCAGATATAAAAAAAGAATTAGGTAGAAGATTAAAAATGTCAATTTAAGAGTTATGAAAAGAAATCAAGTATTAGAAGTAGTGATAGACGCAATATTTGCGAAAACATCTGAGTTTGATGATATTGAAGACATAAAGGAAGATAGTAACCTATCGTCCGATATGGCTATGGATTCATTGGATCTTGTTGAAGTGATAATGGATATAGAAAAGATGACAGGTGAATACATACCAGATGAGGTGTTTCGCAATACCCCTTGCGATGAAATAACGGTAGGAAGTTTAACTGATATGTTGTATGTTTATTTTAAGGACAAATAATGGATTTCGGATATGACGATTGGGAAGAGGGGCTAGAAACCCCTCTTGTCGATGATTGCGATGACGATCACAATGAGGAGGATGAGTATGATTTCGGCTAAAGAACTAAGGATAGGGGATCTTGTAAAAGACAAGGCTGGCAATATATGGAGAGTAGGGTGCGTTACTGGTATGCGTAATGAAAGTAAGTCATTGATCCTTGAATGTGAGGTTGATGATGGGATAATGAAATGGTATTCCGGGGAAGATGATGTCATACCTATTGAGATAGATGATAATATACTTGATACTATCTATTTCAAGCGTGATAAGGGGCGGGATGTATATCGAGGCTATGGAATATCTATAGAGATTTTTGATGATGGGTATTATCTTGGGCTTAGGGATCTGGAAGACGATCTAAGCGATCCTATTCAGATTAAGAATCTTCACCATCTACAAAACCTGTTAATGGACTTATACGGACATGACATAAAAATAGATAAGCTTTATGGTAATACCGGAGAATAATTTGTTATGTAAGGTTATAAACGGAGAGAAGGTTCTCGCCGCTTCTTACTCGCAGATAGACACGTTCGTCCAGTGTCCATATAAATGGTATAAGACTTACGTGGAGGGTCATAGATCCACGGATAAGCATGAGGCTACGTCATATGGTACGGTTATCCACCAAACGATGGAGTATTTCTTCAAGAACGGATGCAGACCTTCTTATGAGGATATGAGCAAGGCATTCAACTACTACGCTGATATAGAGAAAATACCTTTTGATAGCGTTAAATCTCAGATTGAATCTATGCAACATGCGGCTAGGCTAATAAGATGGATTGTAGGATTGTTCGAGAAGGATGCGGCCGGTAATTACAAGAAAGCGTGGTCGGGCCTTACGCCAATGGAGAAAGTGATCCGGGGGTCGAGACCGGCCGGCGTGGAGGAGGACTTCGTCCTGCCTTATAAGCTACCCAAGCCCCTTACATTGGATGGTGTGACATACGATAAGGTACATATCATAGGATCAGTAGACTGGAGAGGTGAGTATAAGACAAAAGACAGAACAGCTATGTATACGATAGACTGGAAGTCTGGGAGAAAATTATTCGATAAGGATAAATTGCTTCACAATCTCCAGCATCCGATATACGCCTTTTACATATACAGGAAGTATAAGGTATTACCAGATATGTGTAGCTATTTTTTTACCCGTATGTTGGATAACCAAAACGTGAAGGTAGATAAGGAAAAGGTAGAGAGATCGGTCAAGGAACTTAACGATATTCTCCTTGATATGTATGATTTCGAGACAAATAAAATAGATAGCTACCAAGCTCACGTTTGGGACGATGTCAAGCAAGAGTATAAATACGAGACACGCTACCTCATGGGACGCCAGCCGGCCTGCCTTGAACCCCGCCCCAAGCCCTTGTGTTTTTGGTGCGATTTCTCAATCCATAAACAAGGGACATGCAGATATTCATCGAATTGGGATGAGTCAAAAAGAAAGAATAAAAAAGATTAACTTTATTAAAAAGCCTAGGTAAATATCTAGGCTTTAATTATATTTGTATCAATAAACAACTGGTTATGGATAAAAGCGAAAGAGAAAAACAGATATTGGATCTTTTGATGTCTAGAAAGGATATCAAGAAATTGGTAGAGAAATCAAACGAATGTTACTCTAGGATGGATTTCGTTGGAGCCATGAGATACCGACAAGAGATAAAAAGTATTTTAGATCGAGAATCTAAAATTATGTTGACAAAAAGTGAGTCTTTGGTAAATTTGATGAATGATGCTGACAACGAATATAAATTCAATATGTTGGTATGGCTACATTCCATGATGTGCATGGCGGATGTATTTAACGGGATATTGGAGGATTTCAAGGATGGGGTAAGGAAAGCCAACGGCAACTCCAAGTTCGTTAAGTTCGATAATCTGGATAGATTGATGACAGAATGCAAGAAGGAAATTGATTATCTAATGAAAGGCACAAGTAAATCATTTCAAATATCCTTTGCCGTAAGGAGCGATGAGATGAGGGAGATGATAGAGAATATGGTTGGGGATAATATCCGAGAAGGGTACGACATGTTCAAGGAAGAGGCTGAGATGGTGAATGAGACAGATAGGAGCAAGATAGAGGAATTTAATAAGAAGTTAGATCATGATTAAATTCAATATAAAGATAGGCGATATAGTCCATACCCAGATAGGAACAGGAGAGGTGATAGCCATAAGCAAGACCAAGGAAACTTTAATGGTGAAAATGGACGATGGTCGGGAGTGTGCGATAAGATTAGAGTACGTGAAAGACGTTTTTGATAACTACAGATCCAAATGATTTACAAATTAAGACCATATCAAGAGGAATGCGTTAAAAGTATCTCCGATTACATAAACTCTGATAGACATGATCCGGTATTGATCGTGGCCCCCGTAGCGGCAGGTAAATCTATCCTCATAGCCGAGGCGGCTAGATTGATGGGAGATAAGACGCTGGTTCTCCAGCCGTCTCGCGAATTACTAATACAAAACCACGACAAGATCACATCTTACGGGATACCGGCAACCATCTACTCTGCGTCATGCGGTAAGAAGGAGTTATCCAATATGATATACGCGACCTTAGGATCTATCAAGAAGGTTGTTGGTCAGCTTAAGGAGATGGGAATCAGAAATGTATTGATAGATGAGGCTCATGCCGGGTATAGCCCGGAGGATGGTAGCGAGTTTATGACATTCATGAATGAACTGAAACCGAAAAAGGTGATAGGGCTTACAGCCACGCCATGTAGACTTAAAAACATGTCGATAGGACAGACATCATATTCCCAACTTAATTTCATCACTCGTATGAGACCGGTATATTTCAAGAACCTGATTCACGTGATACAGGTAGAGGAGATGATAAGGCAAGGATTTTGGACACCTCTTAAATATGAGACATGGGATTTCAATGGGGATGCCCTTAAACTTAATTCTAACGGCTCCGAATATACGGCTGAGTCTATTAGTGAGGCGGTGAGAAAAAACGGCTTAAACAACCTTATTTTACGTCGGTTGATGGTATTAAAAGACGTATGCAGATCTATACTGGTGTTTATGGATTCTGTTGAGAGCTGCAATACGGCCGCCGAATGGATGAGCGCAAAGATATGCGCTGGCATGGCGGAGGTAGTTCACGGAGGCACGCCAAAAAAGCAGCGGGAGGCTATAGTCGAGAGATTCAAGTCAGGTGGGACGAGGGTAGTGTTCAACTATTCCGCCCTCGGTACGGGATTCGATCATCCGGGTCTGGACTGCGTGATAGTAGGAAGACCGACATTTTCGTTCTCGTCGTTTTATCAGTGGCTTGGCAGGGCGGTTAGGATAAAGGACGGTAAGGATAGCGCATTGGTCGTTGATTGTTGTAACAACTCGTCAAGGTTCGGTGATATAAGGAAACTTAGTATAGAGAACTACAAGGGGTATGGATGGGGAATGTTTATCGGCGATAAGCTAATAACTAATATCCCGATGGGGGATAAGGTAACGAAAACAGATCTGGATATCAAAGCCGCCAAGAAAGATCGTAGGAGGGGGCTGGCGCAGGGCGTAACCGCCGCCCCTGTTCCCGGAAGGCCGGATCATCCCCTTGGATCTACGGTGATGACATTCGGCAAGTATTGTGGATGGATGTTTCATTCGATTCCAGTATCGTATTTCAAATTCATAAACGAGACATTTGACTGGGATAATGACAGGAACAAGGATATAAAAGAATACATAGATTTTTTAATCAAAAACAACAGATTATGACAGGATGTATATATCATGAGGCTGATCTTGACGGAGTAATGTCAGCGGCTATAGTAAAAAAGTATTTCAAAGGGGACATTGATCTTCTTCCTTACAATTACGGCAAGGAAATACCTGACGTGAATAAATATGATAAGGTGTTTGTAGTTGACGTGTCATTTGGCGATAGAACGAGATTCTTATTCGACGAATGGGAAGACAAGGGGATAGATGTCACATGGATAGACCACCATAAGACGGCGATAGAAGCTGTGAAGGACTATAATGTCAAAGGCAAAAGACGTATCGGAACGGCGGCTTGTGAGCTTACGTGGGAATATCTTTTCGATGATATCGAAACCCCTGACGTGGTAAAATTATTGAGCGCTTATGATGTATGGGATCATGATCGCTTCGAATGGAGTGACGTTCTTTCATTCCAATATGGGATGAGAGGGTATTGCGGGCTTGACGTTGACATGGTCAGGGAGGTGCTAAACAAGGCGAATGGCGAGTTTGTTTCTGATATGATAAGAAATGGCGAGGCCATAATAGAATATATCATCGAGAAAAACAGAGGAGAAATGAAGATGTTCTCATTCGAGGCAGATATATTTGGATACAAGGCGATATGTATGAATACTACGGAGTTTAACTCCACCACATTCGAGTCTATGTACGATCCTAGAAAACATGATTTGATGATGCCATTTTGCTGGAACGGAAGATTCTTTAGATGCTCGTTCTATACCACCAAAGAGGAGGTGGATGTCTCGGTGCTGGCACGCAAGGCCAACCCATGTGGAGGAGGCCATAAGGCGGCTGCCGGATTCCAGCTTAGCGTGGAGGATATGATGGGATTTTTGAAAGAAAGGAGGATGTGATATGGTAGGGTTGATATTTATTATTATAATAACAGTAATCTCCTTTGCCATGATGATGGAGGGATGGAAAAAATATGATTCACTCAAATTCCATACGGGATTACTTGTGGCATGTATAAGTGTTATAATGATTTTTCCAATAATGCAATATAATATGGGGAATATGAAAAACGTGTACAAATTCAAGAGACTTAACGAAATGAAGCTAGACGATTACGGCTTCGGTTTATTCGAGTACAATGGAACCCTTTATTTCAAGGAAGCGGAAGGAGAGAAATGCTTCGACGTAAGAAGCGGGAACGAGGTTATTATCGGGAAAGATAAAATTGTAACGGCCTTGGAGGATTGATCATGAGAAAACTTGACGACACTAACAGGACAAGAAAGAAAAACGTACGGCACTCGTGGGTAAAGGCGGGGCCGGGGATCCAACGCTGCGCTATTTGCGGAATTACGAAGCAAAGCGAGTGGAGAGACGGGAAGACCTCGCATTGCGTATATCTATCATCTGGTGAGCTTTATTCTATGACAGGAGAGACACCGGAATGCAGGGATCTTAGTGAATTTTATTAATAAAACAAAAAGGAGTTTGAAATGAAAGAGGAATTTAGCAAATACGACAAGGTTGTTTATGATGGTGAGGTATTTGAGGTACTTGAAACCGCCGACAATACGGGGATAATGAAAATAGAACCGTTATTTGATGAGACATATAAATTTATTTGGGTTGATGAGGAGATGGTTGTCTCGTTAAGCAGGGCTATCAAGTTAAGGCTTATTGATGATGAGACGGCAGATGAGGCGATGAATTTCGGGAAGCCAAAAATAGGAGACGCGGTGGTGGAAAGCGGACCGCTTGTAGGGAAAGACGGCAGCGGCAAGGACGACCGGGCCGACGGCAAGCTTCGGTGGGATCTCCTTCCTTTGGCTGAGATAGAGGATATCGTGAGGGTATATACGGAGGGGGCTAAGAAATACGCCGACAATTCATGGCAGAATATACCTGATGGATTTGAGAGATATAGAGCGGCTTTACTTCGCCATATGACGGCGTACATGAAAGGCGAGAGATATGATAAGGAGACAGGGCTGATGCATTTGGCACAAATTTGTTGGAACGCCATAGCGTTATTATATTACGATAAACATAACAAAGGGTTAATAGAATGGAAGGATCAGGAGAAATAATAGTAGACGAGAAATTAAAAGCTATTGACAAAAGGACTGGTAGGTACATTAATGTGATCGCACGTACTATTGACAATGGTACTTCATTCCCGATAGTTAAGTACCTTGATAAGAATCGTAAGGAGCTGAATTATGATTGTGTAAGGCATCTTAATTTTGATATAGACATAGATTGGGAGTTGAGAAGATATCAGATCGTAAAAGATTTATTGTCCAACGATTTCGATGGGAGGAGGTTGAGTGTAGATGAGGTAGATAACGCTATATTTACAGCGGATTTAATTATTAACAAATTAAAAACTATTTAAAAATGGTAAGAATTGATTTTTTCACGAAGAAAGACGCTGAGTACAGCGATTACATGCGATATATTATCGCCAACACGTTACAGGAATATGAGGGTGAGGTCACGTTAAACCAGATCCCGGAGAACAAAGCCACGGATGAGGAGATATCCAAGTACGGTATAGAGGTATATCCTACTATTATCGTCAGTGGAGATAATATGGATGGCTTTAATAAACTTGAGGGGATGTGCAGAAAGGCTGATCTTATTAACGTCATGTCATTATACGATAAGAAATAGGCTCATGACGCTAAGTGATAAATATTTTGGCTGGAAAGATATATTCTTTGACAGGTTCGTGCATTGTTGTAATGAAAAAAGCGGTCAACCACAAGGGAGTAATATACCTCTAGCCAAAATAAACTTCGATAACAAGACAGGATATGTGGAGGACGGGACTATTAATATAGCCGAGCTTCTTCAATATCTTTGGATAAATAATAAGGTCTATAGGTGTGAATATGCACCCATAGATATATCCTCTGTCTTGCAAACATTGATTAGATTGACCGAGAACGCTAAGTTCATATTTGACGACCAACCCGGCATACATGATATGATCCCATATAGAGGTTTTTTTCTTAGAGATGATTTTTTACCCGGGAAAGATTATTCGCTTGATTTGGATAAAATAGTGAGCGGGATGGGAGGATGGTATGGAGAGGATGAGGACCCATGTTACTCGATGTTCGTCAGTCAAGATCAGATATGGAACTTGAACCCGATATTGAAGGTATTAGCTGATGAGGGATCTATTCTAGCCAAGGAACTTGGGTATGATATGAACTCATATGTCAGCGATAATGGATACACGATATACAACCCATATCTGTCATGGATCAATCATTACTATCATTATTGCCCGACATTTAATGAGGATAAGCTGAAACCTTGGGATAGGGTGGAAGACAGAAAGAATAAATTCAAGATGACGGATAAGGTTAAGAGAGGCGCCAATAATTGGTATTATTCAGGCGGGACTATATCTTGTGTGGATAATTTCTTGGGGAAAGAATACAGGAAAAATCTCCGAACCTTCATATATCGTGGAATAGTATTCTTTTTAGATCGGATATGGCATACACCATTGTTTGAGAAGATGGGCGTGAAAATGAAATACAACGCTTATTATTGTTATGCCGCTACTTCCGGGATATGGTATGATAAGGGATTCAAGGAAAGACTAGCCAAGAGGTTTAACAAGTCGCTGGGCGGCGACGGGGAACTGTTCGGTGCTAACCTAGCCTGCATGGTATGTGACCGTAAGGATATCGATTGGGGGGCGCTTCGTCTTTGGCTTGACAAATACGATGATCCTACTGATAAGGGCATGGTGAATAGCCCTATTCAATTTATGTATTTATATTTATATTACACTTTTAACAAATAATTTGAAATTAAGAAGATAAATAACTGGGTTATAAGAACATTTGGGTTGAGAGGCTCATGGAGCTGGGCTAAGAAACAGATGTTAAATGGAGCGATCATTAAACGTAAGGCTACTACAGGGACATACAAAATAGCTATTGATGATGACAAGAATAGGTTACTTGTAGCCACATGGGATCATCTAGATCAAAGTCCTGTATGGGAAAGGTGTCCGCATAGTTTATTAGATGAAGATGCGGTTGATTATTTTGTCACAGCTCATAAGGAATTATCATATGGAGGCATAAAGATCAGGATGAAAGATGAATTTAATTGTAACGATAAAATATCGAAAGTATGAAAAAGATTACCGATAAAGACGTAGAGGCTCTTAAAGCCGGGAAGAAGGTGACAAAAGGTTTTATCCATATACAATTGAATGATAAGGGGAGATTAAACTTGTGAGTTAATATCAATATAACTGACAAGTATAGAAGTTTTAAGATAGAAGCTAACAAATTGTTTGATCATGAGATTTTTACCGATAAATATGATAAGTTGAAAGTTATAAATATAGAACAATAAGGTAGAAAAAATGGATAAAATTATATTGGATGCTTGTTGTGGTTCCCGGATGTTCTGGTTTGACAAAAAGAATCCTTTGACATTGTTTGTTGATATCCGGGACGAGGAACACGTTCTTTGTGATGGTCGAGATTTAAAAGTCCATCCTGATCTTATCGCTGATTTCACCAATTTGCCTTTTCCTGATAAAAGTTTCAAGCTTGTCGTATTTGATCCACCTCATCTGCTTAAGGCAGGTGATAATAGTTGGCTTGCCAAGAAATACGGCAAATTGCCGGAGGATTGGCCAAGGTTGATGAATCAGGGTTTCAATGAGTGTTTCCGGGTGCTCGATGATTATGGTGTTCTTATCTTTAAATGGAATGAGGATCAAATAACCGTCAAAGAGGTTTTGAGAGCTATTGATCAATCACCTTTATTTGGACATACAACAGGCAGGAGTGGTAAAACCATGTGGATGTGTTTCATGAAATTACCTAACATTATAATATGATTTAAAAAGATTATGACAAAGAAACAGTTAAAGATCCCGTTTAAGGACGGGAGACCATGTAAATGGGTTAAGGATGTTCATGATGAGGAACGCGATAATTATGAGTTTGATGAATGCCTTGAAATACACGGATTCGTTCGTGGATGCTCTTCGGCTGTAATGATATTAAGACCAGCAAATGATCATGGGGAGGATTTTAATTATACCAAAAGTATCTATTACCAAGTATTCTTGACAGACAGTGAGGAAGTAATACGGAATATGATGCATGGAATCATATATGGTAAATGGACTTTTGTTAAGAGGGGAGAAAATTTTGGCATTAAATTGGTTAAGGTCTTACCTAAGATACATAAACTTACTCTTGATATGATCGCAAAGGATATTTTTAGGCCTGAAAAATTATAGCGATATGATTATAAGCAAGAAATGGTCGATGCCGAACAGCGAGACATTCAGCATAAAACCGATAAGAGAACTTATAAATAGATATAAAAAAGACGGGATGGTTATAGTGGATCCATTCGCCAGAAACAGCGATATAGGGACGATAACCAACGATCTTGATCCTGATACTAGGGCTATGTATCATAAGGACGCCACGGACTTCTTGTGTCATCTTGATGATAATATAGCTGATATGGTACTATATGATCCACCATATTCCACTAGACAGGTATCCGAGTCATATAAAAAGCTTGGAGAATCTGTTAATATGCAAACAACACAATCTAGTTATTGGGCTAGACAGAAGAAGGAGATAGCTAGGATCACCAAGAAAGGAGGGGTGGTCATTACATGCGCGTGGAACTCCGGCGGTATAGGGGCAGGGCTTGGGTTCGAGCAGCAGGAGATTCTTCTCGTGGCCCATGGGGGATGGCATAATGATACGATCGTTACGGTAGAAAGGAAGATGATGGATGGTATGCATGATAGTATCCCGATATTGATGGGAATAAAGAAACTGGATGATATGTCACCGAAAAAGCAAAAATCATGAAGGAACGGATTTTTACCACAAAAGAACAGGGGAGGGTGCTGGTCGAGGCCGGCCTTCCTATCTCCACCGCCATCGGTTTCAGAGACAAGTATCTGGATCAATTACATTCTATGGAGGATGACGCTGGTCGTGTAGGACTGATTGAGGCTGTTACCACTGATGTATTCAATCCTGTTTGGGATGTAGGGACGTTACTGAATTTACTCCCATATGAGATAGATGGTTCTACATTCGAATGTTATAAGCTAGAACATGCATGGTCTGTAACGTATAGAGATATAGATGAGATTCCTATATATTGGAGTAGTGAGAAACTTCTTGTAGACACATTGTTTTCGATGATGATGGAATTACTTAAACATAAGATTATATGAGCATAAAGCAAATAACAAAATTAAGGTACAAAACGAAAGATAAGCCTCCTATAGAAGGGGTTCCTCTTTTAGGATACAACAAAAGATATGACTGTCCGTGGACAGTAGTGTACAGAAGCAAAGACAAGTACTACACTTGTATGAAGTACGACACCGAATTTGAAACATATCCACCGGAAGAATATGAATATTTATATCCATGAAAATATGAAACAAGTAACAAGAATAAGATACAAAACAGAGGATAATCCGCCTATGGCTAATGTCCCTCTTATAGGATACAGCAAAAAATATGACTGTTGGGTAGCGTTAGTATACAGAAGAGGAGACAAGTATGATTAAATAATTACAAAATCGATAGTAATCCATTGTAAAATCATAGAATTATTTGTATATTTAATATATTAAAATGAATTGATGATGAGTCTAATAAAGCGTTCATATAAATATCGTATGTATCCGAACAAAACACAAGAAGAACTTCTTGCAAAAACATTCGGATGCGTACGTGTTGTATGGAATGCTTGTGTTGACTCATTTAACTCATACGATAAAGAAACAAACCCTAATCCGAAATTCCCGACAAAGTCGGATCTTGTTATTGAAAAACCTTGGTTAAATGAAGTATCGGCAGCCACCTTGCAGCAGAAGCAACGTGATTTTATTGAGTTCTCCAGACAGTACTTCAACAATAACAGGAAAGAGAAATTAGGTAGACCGAATTACAAAAATAAACACGACAACCAGTCGTTTAGATTGCCGTTCCCGAAGTTTAAAATCACTAACAATAAGATCCGGATCGAAAAGATCGGATGGGTTAAGATTGTTATCGATCGTGGAGTTCCAGACAACGCTCGTTTTATCTCCTGTACCGTTTCAAAGAACCGTGCTGGTCAATATTTCGTATCAGTTCTTGTAGAAACAGAACAGTGTTACAAACAGAAAACTAGCAAAACAGTCGGAGTTGATTTAGGGATTAAGACATTAGCTACATTATCTGATGGGATTGCTGTTGAGAATCCCCATTTTCTTTGTGAGAACCAAGCGAAGTTAAAAAGGATGCAACGGCATTTATCAAGAAAGAAATTAGGAAGTAATCGAAGAAACAAATGCAGGCTAAAGTATCAAGACTTCATCGTGATATAGCCAACAAGCGTTCATGGTACATGCATAATTTGACCACGATGCTGGTAAATAATTACGATGTTATCTGTATTGAGAATCTAAATGCTTCCGGTATGCTACAGAATCACAAACTTGCCGGTTCTGTATATGATGCTTCTTTCTCGATGTTCCGTAACCAACTTGAATACAAGTGTAGGTGGTATGGTAAAGAACTGATTGTTATAGATCGTTTTTACCCATCCTCGAAAACCTGTTCAAGATGTGGCTGGAAGAATAAAGATCTGAAATTATCGGATCGAACATTTGTCTGCAAAGATTGCGGCATGGAGATCGACAGGGATCTCAACGCCGCGATAAACATACAAGCCGTAGGAGTTGATGCGGCTATACGGACGCAGAGCAGCCGGGTTGCCAGTTGTGTTGAAGCGTCTAAAATGGAGTAGAATATCTTAATTATTTCTATGATTTTCTATGAAATTTACAACTATGGAGTGCGATGTTGAATACAAGACATCTCCTCCAGATGAGTACGAATACGTATATCCGTGAGAATTAGAAGGGATATATTTATATTTAAGCATGATTAATATTATTTTAATATTATTCATGCTTTTATTTTTGTTTAAATTGTATTTTTGTATCAACATTAAAAACCAGATTGTTATGAACAAATTGATCTTGAACGATATCCAAGACCTGTGGAGGTGGAGGGAGAAGATAAACATCGATGACCTCAAAGAGGATCCTATGGCTGAGGACATGCCGTTATATTTCCCGTGCGCCGTCGTATGGCATGAGAAACATAATGATTGTATATGCTACGGATTTGTTTATGTAGCAGAAATATTAGGAATATAAATATTAAAAAACGAAATAAATAGACATGAGTAAATTACTATTTTTCGATTTAGAGACAACCGGGGTTAAGTTCTGGAGAAACGGGATACACCAAATAGGAGGGATCGTGGATATCGACGGGCAGGAGGTCGAGAGGTTCGACATCCGCCTAGCCCCGAACCCTGCCGCCACGATAGAGCAGGAGGCGCTGGACGTGGCCGGCGTTACCTTGGAGCAAGTGCAGTCTTATCAGCCTATGGAAGACGGATACAGGCAGTTAGTTGGTATATTATCCAAATACGTGAATAAGTTCGATAAGAGGGATAAAATGTATTTAGTGGGGTATAACAACGCTGGATTCGATAACAGCTTCCTACGGGCTTTATTCCAGCAATGTGGGGATAAGTATTTCGGATCATGGTTCTATCCTAACTGTATGGATGTATATGTTATGGTGACACCGTTCCTGATGGGTGTAAGAAACGATATGGAGAACTTTAAGTTGATGACCGTAGCCAGAACTATGGGTATTGAGATCGACGAGAATAAGCTTCATGACGCTACTTACGATATTGAGCTGACTAGGGATATTTTCTATCGTATAATTGGCAAAATGGACATTAAGCTATGAGGGACATTTTAGAGGCGATGCATGATTATCCGGATGAGGCGCTTGGGTTGTGTTTCTTTTTGATAGTGGTTGTCTGGTTATTGTCAGGTATATTTGAGAAAAAAAATGAATGATAAACTCGATGAGATACTGGACCTACTAAGATCTCAAAATGAGATGATTAAGGATATCCACGATTATGTGAAAGAAGTTACCAGCGAGAAGTATATAGGAGAATCCAGAATGACAAACTTCTCTATTAACTTGGCCGCTGATATACTTACCGAGGCTATCAGTCCTAAGATAAAGGGGATGATGGTGGATCTATTGAAGAAACAAGGATGGAAAACCGAATGAAATATGGGGACTTACGAGAGAAAAGTAAATCAATTAAAGGATTTGATGATAAGGAAATACAAATCGGCTTACGATAAGTCTAAGGAAATGGACATAGATATAAGCTCGATGACATATCTTCCGGAGCCAGACGCATTTAACGTCATAAATATTGAAAAAATGCATATTATTCTTGATAAGGTCAATAAGATCATAGATGATAACAAGGATAAGCTTAAGAATCCGACTTGCGCCACTTGTATACATCTACATGATCAGGAGTGGGCGAAAAGATACGGGAAAGTATGTTGCTCTATTTGGCAAGTGTGTGACCATTATGTAAATCCTAACAGTAAATATAACAGGAAGCAAAAAACTTATGTTAGACGACCAAGCAACAAAGCTTGTCCTAATTATGAGTATGGTGATGATAATTTTGAAAACAGAAGAAGATGTATAAAAGAAAAGAATACCCGATAAAGAGCTATGTGCCGATGCGCACCAACAAGGATAGGACGTGTATCTGCTGTGGCGATACGATCCCAGCCGGCAGCAGCAGGATGATACCTAGACACGCCAAGGCAAATCATAGTTTATGTTTCTCGTGCTTCAGGAAATGGAGAGATACGGGAGGAGATCTTAAGCTTATGGACAACCCCGGAGATGTGAAGAAAGAATATGTCATACATATGTCTAATATCATGAAAGGGAATTGTGATATAATAAAAGGTCGAAAGCTTTACGTGGCTTTTAAAAAGGCGATAAACGGCGGGAAGAAGATCGTTATCAAATTTGACACTGATCAACCGATATCTATGTCAACAAGAGTCATGAATCCTTCATTCGGGGAGATTATGGATGAGTACGGCAAGAACATATTCCAAGGTAATCTCAAACTGGTAGATGTTCCAAAAGGAGTTAAAGATTTGATAGTTAACTATATAGAAAAATATCGTAAATTATGAACATAAAGACATTTATATACATGATCTTAACATTCAGAAGAATAGATCCTATACCTAAAAGCCTAGGATTTATGGTAAGTATGGCATTATGGATGTCCATAGTATGTACAATATTTAACTTTACTGTATTGATAATAAAATTAATAAAATAGGGTAATTATATACCAAGAAAAAATTAATATCAGATAATCATGGATAATAAACAACTTTACAAAATAACCTTAACAAGGGAGCAACTGATGTTGATCTCACAATGTGTGGAAGACATCAGTAGATTTGCGGCGGGTGACATGGATCTACAGCATACAACAGATACATTGATAGATGATATGGATAGGACGGAATCGCTGGGGATAAGAAGCTTTATAGTCAATAACTCACGAGCGATAAGAAGAAGGTTGTTCCCAGATCTTGAGGATTTTGAGCATATAGGGTATGATGGAGGCAGTAAGGATAAGATAAATAGGAAGAGACTTATCGGTAACACCTACCAGATATATAGGTCGATATTACATCAGTTGGCCATTGACGAGAACTGGAATAACGTGTATAGTGATATCACGTTACCTTCAGGTGATATGGGGACGATTAAGGTGGAGAGGATTGCCGATGATAAGAAGGATAATGATATTAAATAATTTACTATGAGCTTATTTGTATGCGCTAAATGCGGTTGCGTTGATAATACCGCTACATCTAGCTACTGGATGTTAACAAACGAGTATATGGTCGATAAATTCGACTATGCCAAGGAACTACAGCCGTACAAGGGCATGGGGCTGTGCAGCGAATGCGGGAGGCTGGCTACCAGCCCTGACGGCCGTGATGTCGTGGTGCCCGGAAAATGGCACGGGAAGTTCCCGAAGAAGAAAGCTACCGAAGAGCAGTTAAAGAAAGTAGAATATAAAAGTTTGATAAGATGAATACAAAGAGGAATAAGATAAAAAAAGGAGATACCATGATATATGAAGAGAAGAGATTCATGGCTGTCTCAGAGATAGAGAAAGAATGTTGTACAGGATGTTGTTTTTATGACAATGGAAATTGCCAGTTAGAAAACCCAAATTGCTTTAACAGTGGTATTATATGGGTGCAAAAAGAGGATTATATGAGCGAGATCAGTGAAAAGGCTATTAAATTGGCTATAGAGGCCATGAGACCTATCCCCGTGTATTCGTCACCATGCTACAGCGTAATTGATAACAGATCGCCTGAGGAAAAGCATGAGGAAGATATGAGGTTTTGCAAGGAGTTTAACGACCTTAAATGCGAAATGCTTATTGACATGGCCAAGAAAATAGAGGAGTATTTATTATAAGGATACTATATTGATGATCGGGGACGCTTCCGGGAAAGAAGGACAGCTCTCTGACTCCGATAAGAAGACGGCGGAGAACTTCGGATGTGAGTATATGGATGTAGATGATTTTGTGGATAAGTATAAGGGCTGATAACAGTAGAAGGATAGGATGATAATCGCCTATCCTTCTATTATTATGTAAATCCATTTTTGGATTACATTAATTATCAATGGTATAACTATACCTTTCTATCTTTAATACTACTTCTTAGCCGAGTAAAGCCATACTCATTGACTATATTCTCTATATCTTTTTCTGATAAATCAAACCACTCTCCATTTACCCTCTTAGAGCTAAATTTCTTATGCAGTTCATTCTCTATATCTCTATCAATGAAAGCTATTATTTTGAAATCAGCATTACCAATCCTTATAGAATCCTCTCTTTTACTAACATCCCTAGATTTACCTATCTTGATATAACCATTGGAATTTCCAGATCCTAGATACGTATGTACAATTTTATTATTATCATCCTCAGAATCTAAATCAACATCAATAATTTTTGAGAAGACATCATATATTTTAGTTATGGCAAATCCAATATTATGCCAACTGATACCATCTCTAAAGCCTAGAATGTTTACAACATTAAACGCCATAGCTTTCTTCTTGTCAAGAAATTTACCAAACAAATCAAATAATTTGGTAGACATATTTACTTTCCTATCAATAGGGTAAAAAGCATCTATCTCATCTATTACACAGTAATCATATCCTGTTATTATCCTTATTGAAAATTTACACCCTACTATATTATCAACAAGGAATTTATAAAACAAATTCAAACATCTAATAAACCCTTGAGGAATATCCTCACGCACATTAATATCTCTTGCTTGTAACTTATACATATTGTCATAGGTTATAAAAGACATATTTATGTTGTCTATGACCAGATCCCTTTCGGTCATATTATTCAATCTTATATTATATGTATATCCATCAAGCTCCCCATTATCATTCATTTTGCATATCCTAGATAACATAAGACCGAGTAACGGGAAGGAGTCAAACAACCCTTTCGGATCAGGCTCATGAATCCCGTCATTATAGCTACTCATAAGCATGCGTGTCAAGGAATAATCATACCCTTCCTTTAGATCTGATGATATATCTGGGTAATAATAATTCCCCCTGTCTATCATAGGGTCGTCTACATGACAAATATAAGATGATTTGATAGATAATTGAGTTAACTTATCAGGAATGATAATTTTTAAAGATCCCATTTCGTTGGATTCGGACGTCAAAATTCCATTACTATTGTTCGTGGAATCATGAAAAAGATCTACATTTGTATTCATAATAGAGTATTTATTCCCATCCGTCCGGGATGGATAGATGGGAATACAAAAATAGCCAATCAAATTGTCTTAAACAATTGACTGGCTATTTTTTTTCGTCATACTATATCAGTTATCTTCCCCTGTCAAAGTACCAATTAGCGTCCTCCCCGGACTCGTCCTTATCCCTGCCTCCTAAGAAGAATCCCATCGTCATGCCGTTGGTCATCAACCAGTAGTCGGATGTCTGCTTAATATCCCTAGCCGTCTTGATATTATACCATTGCTTACCAAACGAGAACTTCATGAGCTGCCTCCATAGCTTGCTCTCGCCCTTATACACGCCGGTCTGGACGGTAGCGAACGGATCCCAGTTCCGAGGATCGGTGAGATCGCCTAACTTCCGGGCCGTAACCAGCGGATCTTGCAGCATATCTATGGCGTTAAGCTCCATAAACGGGGATGTCTGGGAAGCGATCTCATTGATCGTCCTGAATCCTATATAGGTAATGAACTGCCCGAACCAACTATCTTCATTATCCTCCCTGTATCCCATCAACGCCCGTCCTATGGCTATCATTGTAGCGAATACCGCCATATTGATAATCGATCTCTTGATATTGATCTGCTCGTAGGGGGTAAGCTTATCATACTCTTCCTTAAGCACGTCATATGCCTCCCCCATCCTACCCTCGGACATCGAGCCATAGACATTTCCGGCCAATCTCCATAATGTTCTCATATATCCTTCCTCGAACTGGTTGGTCTGGAAATTGAAACCAGCTTTCTTATACGCCCGCTGTACGGCCAATATAAACCATCCACGATGAGGCAGCACCATATTAAGGATAGCGTTCCGGCTAGCCCCCACCCGGTTCTGCTCGTTCAAGGCGCCGTCGCAGATCTGCACCATGCTCCTGACCCTGCTGGACAAGGTAGGTATGTATCTGTCTATAATATCCTTGTTAGCCTCGTTCTTAGCCACGATCTTTCCATCCTTGACATCTACCATGTTCCACATAGAATAATCCCTTAAACGCTCCCAATCGCGTTTAGCCTCGTTAGCGGACATATTCCTGTCCTTCATCATCATCTCCTTGAAATTGGAGTATGACCAGAACTGACCCTCGTATAGGCGGGTATCATCCATGACCGAGATAATAACCTGCGGATCCAACGGGGAGTTAAGAACCTCCATCATCTTAAACGGCAGATCCCGGAATAAGGTTCTCCAGATCTTGTTGTACGCCGCCGATCGTACACGGTTGCGGACATTGAATACGCCTAGAGCCTCTCCAACGACATATAGCTTGTTGGTGCGGTTTATATCCCCGATCTCCGACACGTACGTACTTAACTGCTTCTGGGCTTCCCCATAGGCGTATTTCATGGAATCCTTGCTTATATACTGCCCTACCATACCCTCCAAAAGGAAGTTGGCCTGCCCGGTAAGGGCGCCGGTAGCCGCGACGAACGGGGAGAAGCCTAGGTTGGATTTGGACACGAATTTAGTAAACATAAGAGCAAGCTTATTAAGATCTACCTTATAATTGCCTATATTCCATTCCGCCCGCTTATTGTTTATCCTGACGTCATAGATACTGGCGTTAACCCAGTCCTGAAACATTCTATAGGCGTGAGTGGCCTCCGGGTTCTTGCCTCCGTCGTATTGTATCTCAAGCATCTTATTCCTATATCCCATAACATCATCCAAGGCCGCCCTCTTATACTTGTAAGAGGTCGCTTGTAAGGACAACATGGAATAAGAGTAGGCGAAGTCATGGGACACGTCGTTGGCGTTCTCCAGCTTACTAAGATAGTATTTTGGGATCATACGATATTTGTTATCGTTCTCGTCAAGCCCTCCTAGGTCTTGCCCCTGACCATGTATAGGGTCATCCACCCTCTCGCCAACGATATCACGTACGGCGTTGCCGATGGCCGCCTTCGGGTCAACCCCGGCCTGCACCATCCTCTCCACGCCGCCCTTGGATATCTGTGGTATTTGGTAGATGTTCCGGAATCGCTCATCATAATCCTCCATAGCCTTACGACTTATGTTAAGCAGCTCCTTCCTCATCTCCCACTTATCCTTATTGATCGTAGCTTCCTCCCCCTCGTTGGTAATACCGTATTTCTTGAAGAAAGCCTCGTTCTTGTACTTATCGAACCTAGGCGTATGATACCCATAACCCAGATCGGGATTATAATTAGGATTACGGAAAGAACTCTCGGTGTCGGCCTCATCAAGCCACTGGTTGTTGATCGTCAGGTCGATCATATTAATATCGAACCCGAAACGGGATACGCTCTCTTCCTTGGATATACCATTTTCCATCGCATCAAAGAACTCGGATACCTTATACGTACCATTATTTATCTTCCTGACGAAATCAGAATATCCCTTGGGAGAGTATTTCCTCATATAAGGATACAACCGGGTTCTGGCGTACTCGACAAGGATCTCATCAGTCTTACCCATCGCTATGTCGTTAGCTAGCTTATTATTGAAGTCAGGACCGTATTTCCTTCTCAAAAACGATACCTCCACGGTCGTCCATGACGGGTTCTTCCTAGATAGCTTAGCGGCCATCCTATCCACCTGACTCCGGGAGCGGGCAGACATATGTTCCTTGGCGAATTTAATCTCATCCATACCCTTGTCGTATGCCATGGCATCCCTTAAAGCGTTACGGTAAGAATCCGTGACTCCACTCTCCACCGTATCAGGCATATCCATCTCAATAGCCTCAGCGGAAGCGGCGGCGTTAATAACGCTCTTAGCCTCAGCCAGACGATCATATAACTCGTTTATCTTTCTTAATGAGGCGGATCCACGTAACCTATCGAAATCATATTCCCCGTATCTCGTGCTATCCCGGTACTGAATAAGCAAAGGTCTTAACTGATCGTTGATCTCATTTATTGTTGCCATCGCCTCCTCTACCTTCTCTATCCTTGATGATGATACAGATTGCTCCGTGATCTTATCAGCCAGATTCTCGTAATAATCACCCTCCTCGGATCCCCACATATCCTTAGAGAAACCAAGATGACCGCCAGCCAGCAGGAACTCGAACGCCGCCTTACCGCCCTCTGACCGCTCTATCCCGCGAAGTATCTCCTTGAATTCCGCGGAAGCCTTACGACCCTCGTTGGTATTCCCGAACTCCTCGGCCCATGCCTCGTCCCATGCCTTGATCTCCTCGGACATCATCAACGCCTCGGACCCCGTTTCCTTTGGTGTCCCGTCGGAATACCACTCGCTCTTGGCTATAGCCCTATCACGAAGGATATCCAGATAAGATCTCCATGCTATAGGATCGGATTGGAATGCCGACCAATCCACTTTCCCGTCTTTCACGAATTTATCCATAGCCACATATCTACTCCTGCGGATACGAGACATGAAATCGGATGTAGCTTGTGATACCCTGCGACCCAGCCTTTCCTCTACCTTCTTGTTCACATTCTCGATCTTATCGTAATAAGCCTGCACCATAGGTTTCTCACGATTCTCATCCAACCACCTATTTATCGCATCGAGATATCGTTGCTGATCCTCGAACGTCATGTCCGAGATATCGAAATTCTGAATGGTAGGCTTGAATATATGATATACTTCCTTCGTAATAGGTTTATCCCCATCATATCCTACGATATCGTCACGAGTCTTCACCTTAAGACCTCTATCGGATAGAAGAAGATCAATAAGCTGTTTCTCGGTCTTACCCATAACATTCTTAAGATCATATATATCGACAATAGCCTTAGCCTGCTCGGTCCTGTATAGTAAATCGTATTTGGCGAAATCACGGGACGAATCAAGGTAATCAGAGTTCTTACCGTTTATCTTCTGTATAAGATCCTCATTATCCTTTATCCCCCATCCACGCTCTTTCATCATCTTCGTCATCTTATTGATATTAGCCACGCCCTCAACATGAGCGTCGTTATAAGCCTTGGCAAGACGTTGCCCTAACATGCCCAAGATAGCGTTCCCGCTATGTTCTAACGTCCCGAAAAACCGGGACATGACATTGATATCCTTATGGATGTTATTTATCAACTTCTTTATCCCATTCCAATATCTTTCCGGGATATTAAACATCCTGAGCTGTCCATCCAGCCAGTCCTCATTACGATCACTTCGAAGAGCATTTATATCAGACATGGATGTCTCAGCCATACGTAATATATCATCCATATCCTCTACCATGCCAACCTTATTGCTGCCATAATAATCAGCCGCCTGATTATTGACGAATCCACGAAGGTTCCTGATCAGAGGAACTATCTCCCCATATACGTTATCGATAACCTGTATCGTCTCATAATCCAATCCTTTTTCGCTCTTACGTAGGCTACTGGCGACAGTGACCAAATACTCCACCTCAGCCTTGGCGGTCGCTATGACGCTCTTGGTGGATAATAGGTTGTTATTCTTATTTAGCTCACCCCCGACTTGTCTTACCTTCTCGCCTATATCACGAAGAAGGGAGATACTCTCACCGATCCTCTGGCTTTGGCTTGATCTCATCCTCTGCAATCTGGTGTATAGCCTTTCCAATGACCTGCCGTTCTTGATCAGCTTATTAGCCACGTCAATGTCCGATAACGAGTACATGAGATGATCGCTATCCTTTAGCAGAAGCACGTCAAAGGCGCTTGGATCATCAGCTAACGCCGACTCCTTTATCCTGTCAAGTACCTTATTTAAATCCGATCTTTGGCTGGAGAAGAAATTACGTATAGCTCGTACCATCCTGCCAAACAAGGAGAGCTGGGCGTCCTCGGACGAGGTCAGATCCTCTACCGCCTGTTCCATGCCCGGCACGAACCGCTGGGCCAACGTCTTACCTAGGATCTCCCGCTTCACCATCCGATCCAGCTCCTCTCCTTGGTATTCCTTCCCATACACCTCATAGTAACGACCAGCGAACTGATTCCATAACGACGTGCCGACAATAGAATCCAGCACCTCGTCAATCTCCTGTTGGTTACGATAAGTATCGACCAAGAAATGAGCCACCTCCTCATTGAGATCCTCTACCGTAGCCCCCTCAGCCAAGGCGATAACCCCATTGGCCATATCGGACAATGCCCTAGCCGAAGGCTCGACACCATTACGCATCTTATACTTATCCATATACTCAGACATACCCATCACACGGATACCTAACGTGGATAAGATGTTGGTGATATCAGTCCTATTCTGGAGATCCTCCGCCTTCTCGTTCTCGATAACCCCACGGACATTGCTTCCGTACAAAGCGTTATCCTCCATCATCAACGACAAGGCTAGCTCTATGAACCCATCATACTTATTATTAAGCTCCTCAAACTTACCTTGCCTTAACATACCCTTGATCTCCGATCTGCTTACCGTAACCTTCTCCCCGGACGTAGTGATAAGATCAAGATCATTACTTATCTCCGTATCAAAACCTATAGAACCCAATGCGTTCATTTCGGAGGACTGACTTCCAAATCTATTCCTTAGCCTAGACAAGGCATCCATAGCGTTATAGATCTTAAGACCATCAGAATTGCCGGCTCCAGTAAGATAATATCTATCCCCTAGCCTTATACGTTCCCCACTCAACATACCTTTCTTGATAAGGTAATTAACAAACCCTCCACGGGTGCTTATATTAGAGTCTGAGCTAACACCAAGGACCGGGATGAATGACTCGCTGTTATTAAGGGTTATGGAGGAAGAGCCAAAGGAGATGTCAGCTGTACCGGACGGGACGTCGCTCTCCTCGACACTGCCGGCCAAGAACCCGGCCTCGACCCGCCCGCCGGACGAGCCTTTTATGGCGTTGGCGTAAGAGTCGTATATCTTGCCGTCATCCGATTTAAAGAACAGGCGAGGCTCACCGGAATCATACACCAATCTTGAAGATGGGGGCGTATAATTCTCGATATCATTTAACGGCAAGACATTACCAGAAAATATGATCTCCCCATCTATATTTCCGCCCTTCACCCTGATATTAGGTCGTTGACCGGTAAAAGCGCTTTCCACGGCCTTCCATAACATACGGGCTGTCTCCTTAATATCTATATTCTCCCTGATAGCCCTTATATCATCCCATGACGCCTCTTTCAGTATCGTATCGCCAATATTATCCTCGTTTATGGAATCCAGATCCACCTCCTGTACCGTGGACGTATCTACCACAGCCATATCATTGACATCACCTACCTCTCCGGGAGTAAGATAAGCCACGACATTGTCGCTATCCCCAAGGCTTCTGGCCAACGCCGGGGTATCCATATCGCTTATGGCGGACAAGACCTTGGCTGACATAAGCTGCCCCCACTCGCTAGCGTTAAGTTTGGCGCTTATGGATCTGGCGGCCTCCTTATTCCTTGGTACGGATCTCGTCCAGTTCCCGAACTTAGACCTGAACTTATCGTTATAAATAGTCATATAAGCTTCAGCAGCCTTATTAAGGTCACTTACGGCGGCTATACCCGCTATCTTATCGAACAAGGTGGATACCTCGCCGGAAGGGGTCAAGACACGGGTTATCTTACCTTCCTTATTCCTTTTAATTACGCAACTCGACATAACTTCATGTTTTTGACAAAGATAAACAAAAAGCCCCCACAAATAAGCGGAGGCTGATATTCTTATATTTCACAAATGGATCTATATCTATTCTGTACTATTACTATAGAGAAAATCATAAGCACAACCACCAGCGAAACCAGCTATATACGCTGCGTGCTCATCCTCTCCGACCTTAAATCCAAGCGACATATTGCAAAACTGACATACACTCATGGCTACATGAAATGACTCATGGCAGGTATTTTTTATCGTTATATCATCATCGCTCGAAAAGTTCCAAAGTATAGCGAATCGACCATCATCATCCCTATCCTTTACCAAATTCACAAAAGACGCTTCCTTGCCCATATCCTCCTTATTTCCCCATTCTCCCTTATGATCCGGCTCCATGTTCTCGAAACGATTACATAACGTCTCGTAATCCAATCCTACCGTGATAATCAAATCCAACGGATATATCACGAAATCAAATTTCTTTTCTCTCATAATCCCTTTAATTTTTCTATAACCTCAAAACACATCTTACACTCAATCCTACGATACAACTGCCTTACGCCATCTATCGTAGTCCAATAACGATTCCCATCACGACGCAGGAACTCGCTCATGACCTTAGTGTCAGCCACATCATGTAGGTCGTATGAGTCAAAACATAACTTACATATATCGTCAAGATCAAAATAAGTAACCTTATTATACGACATACAACGGATTTGTCTTCCATCAGGAATCTGAACATCGAAAACATCTATCTTATCCATATTAAAAAATAGAGGGATGCCGATCCCATCACAGACCGGTATCCCTTATAATAAATTAGCGACGAAAAGCATGGTGATGGACATGCGCCACAAATGTAATTACAAAATTCGTAAAAACAAAATATCAAGGGCAATCACCCGTGCATTCGCATGGAGCATCGCTTTTCAAAACCCCATACACCCGATTGTCGCTAGTCAGCCATCGTTTGCCGTCACTCGTGATATAAGCCTGCCGGCATCCCTCCTGATTCACCGTGAGCGTCTTCTTAACACCTTTTGGAGTTGTTATCTCCAACTCAAGGGTACGGTCAAGGCCTTTATTCATCACCGAGCCAAAGGAAACAGGGGCGTTGCCGGTCCCGGACCCCGGGCTGACGGTCAGAGGCTGGTCCGTTACCTCGCCTACCCCGTCCTTCCAATTAATATTCAAATCATTAGCCATAGTTGTATTATTTTTGTTCTATTGCAAAGATAGCAAAACAAATAAACCCCAACCGGCTTAAGTCGATCGGGGTCTGAGTAAGCGAAAAGAAACTGATTATCGTCCCATCATTCTCAATACGGTCCTAGTCGCAGCTTGCGCCCATGTCCAGCCGTCATTAGATGTTACGTTAACCGTCTGTTGAGTACCATTTACATCCAAGTTAATAGTCTCCTTGTCAAGCTCGATAGTAGAGTCTCCAGCGGCTTGCGTTACCGTCACGTTGGCTGTCTGGCCACCAGCGGCAGTTACCTTCAATGTAGCTGTCAGTTCCTCGACCGTGACGTTGGCCGGTACGTCCGAGATCGTGATGCTCCAAACGAACTCGCTAGTGGCTCCGGGATCGTCGGCGATAACCGCTCCGTTAGCCGTAGTCTTTCCAGCCGCCGTGTAGTTAGCCGGGAGTTGTAACGTAAGCCCGTTCTCCTTAGCCGGCGTGACCGCGAACGTAAGCTTAGTACTGTTAGACTTACCGGTGATGGTAACATTACCGCCTGCCTTTCGTACGGAAGCGTTAGGGCTGTCTGATCTTACCATCTCAGCAGCCGCTGCCTGATTAACTACCAACGCCTTCTTAGCCCCGCCGTTCGTGGTGACCGTAAGGTTGATAGTGCGTTGAAGACGACCGGTGTGTTTCTCACCGGAGAAATTAACCGCCTGATCACCTGATCCTGATACCGGATTGACTGTTACAAAACCAAATTTTTGTGATGCCATATTCAAATAATTTTAAAAAATGTCCTTTTATTATGCCAAAAATAACTTGTATCATATCACAAGCCAAATATAGGGGGGGGATAGATACAACTAGCCCTGTACAACCTCAACATACAACCCGATCAAGTCCTTTAGATTATGACTAAGAGGAGTTCCGCTATCCCTAGTACACTTATACACATCAGCGTTCTGGATGTAATATTTATCCTTGAATATCTCCATTGGAGGGAAATACGGGATAGGATCCCCTATGGTCCCGGCATGCTCCTTATCAATGACCTTGTATAAGGAAGCCGTATTTAATCCGGGTTCCCATTCCTTTGATAATGTATGTTGTTGAATAACCTCATAAAGGATATCCGTATCGTCCTTAACCACCCTGAGGCAGAATCCGGCATCCACCGACAGCCCGAACTCCGCCCCTTCTTGTCCCCATATAGGGAATAGGACCTTAACATCCAATTTCTCGTTAGGGGATAAAGATATAGCCTTGTTATTAACCACCATTCTGGAGAATCTGACAGCCACTTCCTGAGGATCGGAGGCATCTTTCTCCTTTGCCTGTTGCCGGACATAAGTCATGGTGATATTTACCTTATCTGGATAGCCGGACTGAGCGTCAATAGCCCTCACCTGCTCTACGGTAGTGGCTAAGCTTACTTCCCTCTGTTTGGCTCCTAACGCCGACATCAGATCATTATCATACTTATCCATCATCCCGATCAAGATCTTGCCTTCCGTCATATCGAACTCCAGACCTATGATCGTTATCTTACCAGCTATAGCCCCATCAGCCAAAGCGTTACGCCTATCATATTCAGGGATATAGATATTTTGGTCATCCAAGAAAAACTCATGAAGATTATTATTCTCATAAGTCCTGATCTCCTCATACTTAGCCGATTTCTCCTCATTAAGAAGCCTTGAGTCATCCAATTTAGCCTCGATAATCTCCTTAACCGTAGCTTTAGGATTAGCCTCCTTGAACGCCAATTGCTCCTCCCCAAACTCTATCCATGGGGCGGGATTCCCGTTAATGTAATCATCATAACTATAGCCCTTGGCGTAATTATCATCAAGCGGATCGTCCTGAACTAATTGATTGGGATATATTTCCCTGTTTATATATACGTAGCTCATATCTTATATCATTAATCTTGTTCTTTAACGGCGATACTATACTTACCTGAAGCGTAACACCAGATATTTATCTCGAAAGGCTTGTTAGCCGTAGTGGTTATAGAAGTACCACTCATGCTTACATAAGCCCCGGAGTTGGGTATAGCCTGCGTGAAGGCCGCCGACGGGACGCACCTGATCATCAGCTCCTCCCCTATCTGCATCCCTGACTGCACGGATAGGGTGGTAGCGGCTGATAACGTAGCCGTGATACTTCTCTTGCTAATAGGCAGGTTAGCTAATGTCGTGACCGTATTAACCCCTATAAGCCTGTTCATGGTCTTCTTGTCAGCCGCCGCCATCAACCCGTTAGTAGACTCGTTGGCTACGGCGTATGTCGTGTTAGGAGGTGTAGCCCAAGTGCCATCTCCACGCATGAAACTGGATGTGCTTCCATTAAGCTGTCTCAATAAGCCGTTAGCTGTAGCAGAGGCTAATCCGTATGTGGTATTGGTAGGCACTACCCACGTTCCATCACCACGAAGAAAAGATGCCTGCTTGCCAGCGGCTGGGGCCGGTACCAATCCCGCAGCACCAGCCGCCGAGGCCGTAGCCGCCTTCATATTGGCGTAGGTAGTATTCGTATCCTTATAATAGGGGATACCACCGACAATAGGACAAGCCGTATATCCAGAGGCGTTTGTCACGGTACTGCCGTTCTTGACCAACCCCGTGGACCCGTTAGCTCCTACAACACCATACGTTGTATTAGTATCCGTCCAAGGCACGTTAACATACATCTTACCACTACTATCCAGCTCTACCGGATAATTCTTACCGTTCTCAGTATATCCGATCATCACCAATCCTAATGTCGTGGTATTGGCCTTGGCGTATGTGGTATTTGTCGGAACCACCCACGTACCATCGCCACGAAGGAAAGAGGTTTGCTTGCCGGCAGTCGGAGCGGGTACCAATCCCGCCGATCCTGCGGCTGAGGGCGTCGCTCCACCCATGTTGCTATATGTGGTATTAGGAGGGGTTTGCCATGTCCCGTCACCACGAAGATACTTGGCTTGCGCTCCGGCGGCAGGTGCGGGGACCAAGCCGGCCTTTCCCGACGCTGAGGCAGAAGCGGCTCCCATATTGGTGTATGTCGTGTTGGTATCCGTCCACGGAACATTCACATACATCTTACCATTTCCGTCAAGAGCTACCGGATAATTCTTCTCATTAGCTGAGTACCCGATCTTAACAAGACCCAGATTATCGCTCGTGGCCTGTGAGTATGTAGTGTTATTGTCAGTCCAAGGGACATTGACGTACATCTTGCCATTAGCCAAGAGCACAGCGTAATTCTTTCCATTAGAAGCATAGCCGATCTTAACCAATCCTAAGGTGTCGGCCGTGGCTTCATTATACGTGGTGTTATTATCTGTCCATGGAACGTTAACGTAAGCGTTGCCGGACGAATCCAGTTGCACCTTATAGTTCTTCATGGAAGTCGTATATCCTACCTTAATACCGCCAAGAACGGTAGCGGAGGACGTGGGAGGGGCGAAGGTACTTGGTTTGCCCGTAACCCCGGACCAAGGCACGGAGGAAGCCTGACTGGCCGTGTAAGGCTCATACCCATCCTCACTGCTTAATTTAGACTCGTCTTTTATCAGATACATCTTACCTGTAGACGTGACCTTTACCGTATCACCACTTTGAGCCGTAGCGGTGGTAAGGGCGAATCTAGCCGTATCATCAGCTACCACGACCAATCTCTCCAAAGCCGCCTTAGGTAACCTATCTATGCTGATGGTTCCGGACGCGATCTTAGAGGCATCAAAATTGGCCAATGTCGTGGAGATAGTTACGTTGCCTCCGAAGTCCGATGAGACCCTACCGGTCACGGCACCGGACAGCGCTATGGTCCTAGCCGCCTGTAATTTCGTGGCGGTAGGGGCATTATCCGTCTTAAGAGCATATTTGGTAAGATCAATATCATTAGCCTTATCCAAAAGCTGCTCTATCTGCTTACCATTGTATTTACCTTGAAAATCTTCCATATCAAACTTATTTTTGCTCAAATATAGTTATATACATAAATACCAAGAAATATAGGGGGGGGTAGATGCGGGCAGGCGTTAGAAGCTGCCGTCCCCGTGCAGGAATCCGCTACGGAATATAATAGCCTTGTCTTTAAGTTTCTGGACAGACTCCCATTCCCATTCACCTTCACAAGGCTTAATGACATACTTATTCCCCCATGTCTTAAATTTCCTCTCTATAACGAACATCTCCGGATCATTAAGGACATGGAAGATACTTCCTACCGGGAAATACTTATCCGTCCTTAATATAACACGATGATGCTTCTCGTCATATTCAGGGTCACCCACGATACGAGCCTTATAAAACTGAAAATCATTTAACGTCCGATCCACAGGTTCTATCCAATAATACCCCTTACCCATTGCTATTCACGTTTATTTATCTATATTTGCGGTGTAGTAGTAACTCATAATGTTTTAAGTGATTTTCAACCAAGGGGAAGGGTGTCCGTGAGGATATCCTTTTTTTCATTCCCGCCCGCCCTACCTATGAACAAAAAGACCTACTCCTGACAAATGTAACGATAATAAGATACTTGACAAAAAAAGAAACCCCATCGGTATTCTATCGCCGACAGGGTTCTCCAACGTTGTATCAAATCATATCATCTCACTCCATTTGATTGTGTCACCGACGAAGCACCGCACCGCCAGATACCTTACGAACGCCGTCCCTTCCGGGGCGTCAGGGTCTTCCAGATAAGCCAAGACAGCCTTGACTATTTTCTGGTCGCAGTCCAATACCTTAGGAAAGTAGTCGCTATAAAACATAGCGAACAGATATTGGACATCTCCCCAAGTGGCGTTATCAGGTTTCTTGGCCCCGCATTTATCGAACATCTGCTTAGCGTCCTCCATCGTCCATCTTCTCTTGGACCCATCGGCGTTAAGCATCTTATCAGCGGCCTCCCTAGCCAACTCCTTGGAAAAGTGATATCCATGGGTGTCTATATACCGCTTATAATCCGGGTCATCAGCGTCTGCTCCTCAGTAGTAACGACTCCTACGTCCCCTGCGCATATACGGTTCGGTACCTTCGTACTCGTCACGGATGCCACGTTCACCGAACCATCCCCTGCGATACATCTCATCCTCTCGTTCATGGAGTCTCTCGCGTTTCTCAAGCTCACGCTCATCACGTTCCAGCTCCCTCTCGCGCCTTTCGAGATCACGCTCACGGCGTTCTAGCTCATCCATCCTACCGTCATGCTCCTTGCCATAATGGTCATATATTCCACCACCATAACCCATGTAAGTCCCATCTGAACGTCTGCTACGTCCACGGCCGCCTCTGCGATCATAGATCTCATCATCATATTCCTCTTGGCCGTTGCCTAAATCTATAACTCTCATATTAACCTAATTTTTTAATTAACAACTCTTTTAGCTCATCGAAAGAGGATCCCATTCTATCGACTTTCTCCTCAAGATTCTTAATCTTTCGGTCTTGATCCTTAGTCTGCTTAAAAGCCGGATTGATTTCCTCAAGGATCGAATCACAAGCCTCTAGCGTTCTCCTATGCTTATCGATACTATCGAGAATATCGGAGCTAGTTCTCTTAGCGGCGTTAAGCTGGTTCATGATCGGATCGACCGAGCAGGCCAAAGTTATGTTATTGGACATAGCGACATCCCTACCCTCCGGAACGACGTAGGTCATGGAGGATCCGTTTATCTCCACGGTAAGGTCTATCACCCTATCCTGTAGTTGCTGATATTGCCCCATCTGACCCATCTGGGGTTGCTGGAACCTAGGCTCGGACACGTTAACCACATTCCCCATCCTGAACACCGGAACATCGGACGTATCCAGCGTATATACTTGAAATCCTTTCTTTAAGTCTCTAAACATATCTCGATTTTTAAGCGGGAGGGAATACCCTCCCATTAGACATCCAATCTAACCTATTCCTCATCAACAGTCGTCTCCGACGCCGAGGCGGAAGTTGTAGGCACACAGCAATCCATGAGCCTCAATACACCCCTTACCTTGTTGAAATAAACAAGGCGTTCGGTGTTGTTAACCATAGCCGCTCCGGTCACAGCCACGTTGATCGGATTCACCACAGCCACGCCGGTTACCGGGCAGCATGTGTCATCACCTACCGTGGATACGGTGCTGTTCGCTGGAATAGCTATCTGCACTGGCAATGTCTCGCCTGTTGTCGGAACCACCTGCCGGATTTTCAGCAGCAGAAGGCCCTCGCATGGCAAGGACAGCCATATCCTTGGGTTGATGCCGAAGATGGTGTTGGTAGTAGTCACTACCACGTTCTTCGTGACCAACTCATAAAGAGACCCTATTTTAGAAACACAAGCCATTTTTAAATATTTTTTACTGTGTTTATAATCTTAAATAACTACATTCGCGTCTGGGATAGGCAGAGGTCGCGTCTTTGCTGATAAGGGTTTCTCTAAGTTTTCCCTTCCCATTCTCTTTAAAAACTTAGTCCACATTTTAAAAATTAGAGAAAATGACGAACGAAGAATTTATTAAGAACATCTCCTTTGAGGGAGAGGAATGGAGAGACGTAGTCGGATTTGAGGGACTTTATATGGTATCATCCTTTGGGAGAGTAATTTCCCTTAAAAGAGAAGTTAGAAATACACATTGCTCTTACAGAGTTGTAGGACAACATATACTAACACCAAATAAAAATACAAGTAGACCCAAATATATAAGACACAGTTATCATCTATATAAAAACAAAAGAAATAGAAAATCAATAACAGCCCATAGAATCGTAGCTACCGCATTTATCCCCAATCCTAATAATTATCCAGATATAGACCATATAGACGGAAATCCTCTGAATAATAATGTACACAATTTAAGATGGTGCAATCAAGTTATGAACATGAACAATCCGATCACAAGAAAAAGACTGTCTAACTCTAAAACAGGCAAACTAAACACAAAGAAAAGCATGCCTGTCGTACGAATCGGAAATGATGGAATGATTGAAACATTTCCCTCCGTGATGGAAGCATATAGAAATGGATATAATCACTCATCCATACTAAAATGTTGCAAACATAAAATGCACACACATAAAGGATGTAAATGGATGTTTTTATCCGATTACGAAAACCTTACCAGTAAATCAAAGAACGATATCTGCCAAACGTCAGACTAAAAATTAAATAGCTGCGTTCCCGTTGTTGCAACAACCATTATTGCAACCGCAACTATTGTTGCAACAACCTCCATTATACCCATTAAATCCATAAGGATATCCGCCATAGCCATTACTTGCAAATGGGTTGCAGACTAAATAGCTGGGCACCGGGCAAGGACGAATCTGGTTAACAATGTTTTGAGTTTGAGCTTGCTGAGCGGCAAATAACTCCAACGTCTGTTTTTGTTCACGCAACGAATCAATCGTATGCTGCATTTCCCTCTTCTCAAGATCACAGAAAGCATTCTGAATTTGCTGAGATTGAGCATCAATCTTAGCACTCAAGATATTAAACTGACTCGTAGACTGCTCCCTGTTGTTAGCCAAACCGTTATTGATATTGTTCTGAAGAACATTGGTTTGCTCTAACGTCCGTAATTGATTGTCAAAGCCTTGCTGCGTTATCATATTTTGAGTAGCGCACGTGCTTTGGTTGATCAAAGAACTCAAATTGCAGCAGCAGGAGCTAATCTGGTTACCGATCTCACATCCTTGTTGCTGTACGGCGTTAATAACAGCCTGAGAAGTCATACCTACCTGACCAGCTACCTTATCGATAGCGCCTTGCACGTTACAGATAGCGCTTTGCAATTGAGTAGTAGTACAGTTCAAGGCGTTAGCGATCTGCTCGATAGCGCTTCTGTTACCTTGGATAGCCTGCATCAATAGCTCACGGCCATAGTCGTTGTTCAATTGAGCCGGAAGACCGTTAGCGCAACAATCATTTCCATTACCACCAAAACCATTCCCGAAACCACGTCCGCCCCATAACCAGAACAGGACGATGATCCACAACCACCAACCGTTAGCCCCTCCGTACTGATCTTGGTTGTTACGACCATTCATCAGCGCTGCGACTAGATTCGGATCCATCTTATTTCCACCCAAAAGGCTGGTAAACATACCCGGAATCATAGATAATAAACCATTAGCGGCACTACCGCTCCCGGAACCCATGCCGTCTAACAAAACGATTTTGTCTCCACTTGTACCCATGTCTATTTATTTTTGAATTAATAATAACCCCACCTGATGGCGGGCGTTACAAAGTTCAAAAATTAATAATCCTAGGATCGTGATATATGTCACCATCAAGGCACGTCATGTCCTGTAAATGGCATTAATAGCAACCGGTACAAGACAAAAAAATCCGGAACGTATCACTACGGCCCGGATTCATGCAAATCTATAAAATTCAATGTTTCAATGCTCGAAAGAAAACGTCTCACGACGTCAAAGAGAGATTAACTACACGAAAAATCTCGCATCAACTTATTTGTATTAGCAGTGTATTCATTAATTATCTTACTGGATGAGGGATTATCCTCTATCCTTGATAGATGGTTATCGTCACTCTTTACCGTAACGTCACCTACCTTTCGTACCATGCTGTCCTGATATGATGATGGGTCTGAATATATAAGATTATCTACGAAACTATATATCCCGCCATTAACCGTCTCACCTACCTTCTCATATAGACCAGATTGGAAAGATACGAAATCATCGTACCTTCCACGAGCCAAAAACGAACCGTCCGGTCTCGCCTCGACACCGCCGTTGACCTCCCGGAGCAGACCCGGATTCCTTTGGTATAGATATCGATAAAAACCGACATCCATCATCCTGTCCTGTCTATCCAGATAGAAAAGATCTCTCATGCTGCTGTCACTGGACTCGATAGCCACATCAAACAAGAGATCTCTTACTTGACCATCCGGCAACGACATCTCTATGTCCTTTAGCGTCCTTCTGTCATGGTGGTTCAAAGATACATTATAAAGCCCATTAAAATCAAGAAAACGCAAGACATTATTATATAAATCCGACTTTTTTAACCTTTCCTTAATCTGGATTTTCCTCAACAAGGTACAGGATTTGATAAAATCCCGATCCTTTCCCTGCCTAGCCTCGTATCTCCTGAACTCCCGATCAATATCGACATCATCCATCTTAGGGGTTACGGGATGCTGATATATTAATCTGGTAAGGATCATGTTCTCGGTATTCGAGGATGAGATGTTGGACATAACCAGCTTTTTTATATTATCCTTGACCACGCCAATATCAGAACGGGAAGCCCCGGCGGAAACCACGCCAGCCGGCAAGTACGAGGGCCGCTCTATCCCGATATCGGCCAACATCTCATAGGCCTGATCGGTGTCGGTTATCGGAGCCGTGTTATGGTACGTATTCCTACTAATATACAACATGCTCCTATCATACATATCGGAAGGGGATGTATTACCGGACCTTACATACACCATCCTATCCCCGGGAAAGTAAGTATCCTGAACCTCGTATATCGGATTTCCTTTCCCTGTTATCCTATCAAGATCGGAAATAAAGTCATCATATACCGGATCACCATTCTGTATAGAAGATAACATAACATCCAACGATGCCATAAGATCACGGATATCCTCCGGTCTGGATATAACCATCTCATCGCTGATCGCCTCGCTTATATCCACACCCATGTCGGCAAGATCCATGGCTATGTCATGCAGACGTCCGGCAACGTCCTTGATGTCCTTAAAATCATCCATATCGATTATCTCCCCAACCTTACCCCTTAGGGCTTTCATGTCCTTAGGCGTACTGATATACGGTATGGTGCTATTGGAGTATGAGTCGGTAATCGTATTCCCTTCCTGATCCCTAACCTCCATACGGGTCATATTACGATACGTGTCATACATCCGATCGGCGTAATCCTGATCCTCCTGATACCGGAGTGCCAAGGAAGGGTAGGGGACTGAGGCGAAAGCCTGATCGAACTCCCGGCGGTCGCTGATACCGCCTACCGCCCTCATGATCGTATCCCTTACCTCCATTGGATTCAAGACCCTTCTCTTCCCCAATGAATCATACGCATCCTCATATATCATATAATCATCACCAAGATCTGATTCGGAGGACAAGAAATACGTATCCTTCTCATTGAGATCCCCCTCAGACATAAAATCGACAATCCTCCTCATCATATCCCTTACCCGCTCATACTCCAATCGGTTAGTCATGATATTATCAATCTCATCAGCGTCATACATCCCGGATCGTTCAAGATTATATCTGTTGATGAATATATCACCGCCGGAAAGGAAGTTGGATACGATCATATCATTAAGATCATTGATATTATCAACGCCCAGGGAAGTAATGGTATTATTGATATCCTTAACCTCGTCAGCCATGAAATTACCCACAGCATAATTCTTTTGTTTGATAAAGGACATGACATCATCATACCTAGGTTCCCCGTTACTATCTAGGTCATATTCCGATGGCATGGACATCCAATCGCCAAAGAAAGACACGAAGTCGGTGGAGTAGGCCGTACCCCAGACCGATAAGGCCTGCTTCTGGTCGCCCAGCACCTCCATCGCTCTTTGGTATAATCCGGATGGTTGATTGTTAGGGGCAAGGACATTATCTACCCCACCCTCCTCATTTTTTATAACATAACAAGATCTGCCCATTACTAAATCGTTTTGACACAAAGATAGAAAATCCCGCCTACTCTCACGAGCTGACGGGATACTAAATAACAACATAATAACAAACCTTATGTTTACTCTGAAAAAGTACAAATCATTTTGCCGATCCTCACGGACAGGCAAAAACTCAATCCTAAATAACAAAAATGAATTTCATTATTCATCAAATATCATATATATTGTCAATATATTTAGCATTTGATTCTATAATTCTAAAATTATATTTGCTTATAATTTCCTTAACCTGCTTTTTATTCAAATGAAACCACTCTCTATCAACATTATATACACTATATTTAATATGCAGCTCACGCTCTATATCCATATCTACATATGCAATCATATAAAAATGGATATTACTCACCCTTAAACAACTCTCCCTAGTGTATAAATCCTTAGACTTACCAATTTTTACAAGACCATTACTAATATCTACTCCTATATAGGTACGCAACAGTCCACTATTTCTTAGTCCATAGTTCTTTTTATTTTTTAGAAAATAAGTATATCCTATTATAGAATCATACAAACCATAAAAATCATATTCTGTCGAATATGGTCTTATCTTGGACATCAACATAGGTATAGCGTTATTTACTTTCAGATCATTAGATATAGTCAAATGAATATCATCAACATCCTTGTTTGTATTTGATATAATGATATTATATACAACACCATTAAAAACATGATCTAAACACATTCTATCAATTATATACTCATCATAACCCGCATCATGTAGTTCATCTTGTCGTTCTATGGCTGCAAGTATAAAATAATTATATAACTTCAAGGCATAATCAAGATCAAAATCACTTCTACCGAATAACGTTATTAGCGCCATATAAAGGAAATTGCTGTAATCGCTATCATTCGAAGTTATTCTGCAATCCTCAACAATAAACACATTGTCATTTTTTGAACGATCACAATCGCTCGAAAATTTTTTAACAATAATCTCTAACTCTCTAGAATAACCTGAATAATCAGCTTGTTTCAATTTCCCTGTTTGGCAAAAATGACTTAAATCATCATACAACCCCAAAATATGATCTTTGTTCATAATATAAAACAACGAGAGCCACCAGCGTCCGTTACCCCACTGATAGCTCTCATTTATCGCCTACGCCTAAGCGATATTAATATCTTCTTCTGGTCTAGCAACGGATAGACACCGCAAATATAAGACCTTATTTTGAAACTACAAACAAACAGGAGATATTTTTACAAAAAATGTAATCAGTTATATTTATCTATCATATAGACGAAATATAACTGTATCTATCCTCCATCATCATCACCACCTTCTTGATATCAGATAAAGTTAGTTTCTTTATCTCCATATTCCTACTATCCATCCTGACAAAAGAGTTCTTGAACTCCTGCTCGGTTATAGCATCCAACCTAAATAGATTGTATTTTATAAGCAACTGGCTTACGTCAAATATCAGGATATTAAGATCAATATCATCCTTCAACTCATCAAGAAGATCACGCATCATGGCTTTGATAGCATCAGTATCAAGTTCCAGCTTCTCGGCTTCCTTCATTAACTTCTTGATAATACCATTGTGCTCGATTATGATATTAGCGTTATCATCATCGGTAGGCAGAAGAATATCCATCGTACATTCTATACCAACCTTATCACTAAGCCTTTTGTTGAACTCAGTCATATAATCAAAAGCCTGATCCCTGCTTAATGAGTATGTATGATCAAGCAACTGCTTTTGTCTGACCTTGACAAAATAGTTACTGGTGTATAACATCATCAAGACCTTCACTCGCTGGATGCGTAGGTCTTGCATGATCTTCCGATGTAAAAAAGAATCTAGTTGCATAATATAAAGAGTCCCCACCGGGGCCATCACACACCCGACAGGGACCAACTTTTAAATATCTTACTCGTCAGGTGATGGACTGACGCCGCAAAGATAAGTCAAGATATTTTATTTAGCAAGGATTTTCCGCCTCATTTTCTCCGGATACTACGTTACCGTCGGAAACCAAAGACTTGTCCTCGGCAGCCTTCGCAGGCGAGGCGAACTCCGATGGCAGATCCGGCAGGTTAGGGAACGAGACTTCCGTCTCCTCCTTGGATACCTTGTTCTCCTTGATACTCATCCTAAACTTAGGAGCTATGAAAGGATCGTTGTTAAGATCGATGTTGATCGTAACGTCATTCATCAAAATATCCTCCTTAGTTCTGGAATCACCTATCCATCCTCTTACGTCAGCGGTCATAGGCATCCTGCTAGCCGCTTCCTTGACAGCTTTAAGCCGGTTCTTGATAACATCCACGTCTCCCGCCAGCGGAATCATATATGTCTTATTATCCAACCCTGATCTGGCTATAGCGTTATTAAGATCCATTATATCATCAATACTTACGCCTCCGCCTAGACCCTCCGTAATCCTATCAGCCATCGATCCGATCATGGATGAGAATGACGATATATCCTGATTTTTCAATCTTACGGGGTACAGGTAATTTCTTCCATTTCCTGTCTTTATAGCTACGACCGGGATACGTGAATCTTTATAGTCACCATACTTGTCCCTGACGATAGCCGTACAGAACGGGAATATATTATACTTAATATCATCCCTCATCGTAACCTCCCCATTCTCTATATATCCTACGCTCTCGACTTTACCAACCGTCTCGTTGGTAAAATCATTCTCGGATACCATCAACGTACCATTATCATCACTTACGCTAAAATTAGGTCTTCCCGGCAAAACACTGGTAACTGTACCTACGAACGGTATATCAATCTCGCCAGTAACAGATCCTATATTATCCCTATATAACTCAAAGGCCCTACTCCTTAAATCAGCGTTACTTCCTTTTGAATCCGGGTCATTGGCTTTCAGTACCGAGACGAAATTGCCGTCGCTATCCACGATCTTAATAACCATATTATCAACCAGCTCTCGGTAAGCCGACTTAGTCTCATCAGAATTAGGGTCAACGGCGTTAAGGCTATTGTATTTATCATACAATTCCTTGGTATATGGATCTGACATATCCATCTTAAACCTTACGATATTATCCTTACGGAGATTAGCTACGGCTTCCTGATTCACCGACTCGTTGTTAGATCCAAACGTATCACCCGTATAATAAGGGACAATAGATCCATCCTGCCCCTTGCGATACACCATGAACCAGATGGAGGTCGACAAGGCGGTTTGCCGCCCCAATATGACACCGGTAGCGTTCTCGAAAGCCTGAGCGTCATCCTCGCTAATCATCCATCTTGAGTGGTTATCTGACTCTATAACAGTAAATATGTCGGTTCCGTTGGTGAAATCCATCACCCTTCCATTATCAGTATCAGTGGCATCAGATCTTTTAAGCCCAAGACTGTCCATAAACCTGTCAAGTCTCATTCCGCCAACTTCATAATACATAACCCCACCGATCTCTCTCTTCTGAGCCATCAACACCACCGGATTCTGGGCGGCGTTAACTTCCGTCCTGCCGGTGGATGTCCCGGGGTCGCTCTCTGTGAGGACATCACCCATAGGTATGGATTTATCGTAATCCTTGACAGCTATACTTCCGTTATCATACAACCTCATCCATTCCACGAATTGAAGAAGAGGCCCATCGGAATAATTATTGATAATATCAATAGCCTCATTAAGCTTATCCTGATCAATCTCATTGCCATTGTCAGCCTCATTCATAAGATCATTATAAGTCTTTATAGCTTCTTTGATCTGATCCTGATCAAGACCATTGATATTCATATCTACAATATCATCAACAGCGTCCTTGATATTATCATAAATATTATCATGGATCTTCAATCTATCTATTATCGATCTAGCCTTATTGATCCTTGAAATAGGATTATCCCCAAACCCGTTAACTAGACTATCGACACGAGGCTTGTTATTATCATATATCTGTCTCTCCCTAGGAGATAAGACATCCTCATTACCGTTCCATATCTTTATAGCTATATTATTGATTCTATCGTCAGAAGGATTTATGATATCCTCATCATCAGGAGCCCTCTCGACTATATTACCTTCATCGGCCTTAATCTCGTTCTCCATAGATCTGGCTATCATATGATTATATGTCTTGAACATAAATGCCTCATCCTCCCCTATAAGACCATCTTGGTAAGCCTTGTCTATAGCTTGGTCGTTGGCGTAAAGATCATTGGCATCAGGATTATCAGTATTCCTGAAATCATACTTGCTATCATCCTCCTCATAAGTCTTACCCCATACGTTCGATAATATCTTCATGAACCCGCGCTCCTGCGCCCGGATGAATCTTCTGTCACGCATACGACGAAGAGACTCGTTTATATTCTTATAAGCCACAAGATTATGACGATACTCACTAAGCAATGCCATAGCCTCCTTATAATTATCAACCCCACGGATAGATACGACGTTCTCAAAATCAGCTATAGTATCATAAGCCGCCATAAGATCAGCGGCACTGATCCTTGAATCATTTCTATTTAAGAACAACTTAGATATATCAGCCTCTGAGTTAATTAACGTAGTTAATTTCCTCTCCAATGCGATCCTATCCTCTGTTAATTTAAGAAGCCTATCATTCTCCTTGACCAACTTAGCCTTATCAGATTCAAGAGCGTCCTTCGACGCGACACTTTGTTGAAGCCTCAAGATATTCTTCTCCATCCTCTGTATATCATCCGTAAGCTTCCTGAGTTCTTCAAGATCCCTGCTCGAATCAGGATTAAGACGAGAATATATATCAAGAGCGGGGCCTATATCCGTATTGTATATCCTTCTTAACTGATTGGCAATATCGTTCAAATTATCCTTCGCCTCAAGGCCATTATAAGCCATATTGGAGATATAGGCGTTAAACGACCTATTGGATATACCATCGGTAAGGGAGTCGGCGAATCTGTTGGCCATAATGAAATTATCCACCTTCTTATTAAACTCGTTGACAAGATCGGCTTTATACTCATTGACCTGCTCATCCGTCATATTCATATCGGACGCTATATCACTATTAGGTATAGATTCGACTACCGTCCTGAAATTCTCCTTGGTATCATCCAGCATCCCCATCTCCGAATCATAACGGAGACGATTGAATACGGCGTCACTAAAATCCTTGTTTATGATCCTACCATCACTCTCGTACGATGTGTCTACGCCAGATAATTGAGCGTTAAGAGCCATACTGCCACGAATAGCACGGACAGCGGCCTCGGTCAAGGCGCCGGCATTAGTGTTGTAGGCCTCCACCATCCCCTTGTTCCGGGACATGTCTTGGCTCCATTCCTTTATACCACCAATAGTTTTTCCTCCCATAACCGATCCGATAATCATACCGATGCCGATTTCCTTCCATCCCTGATTAGATCCGTAAGTCTCCTTGAACCCGTTCTTTATAGCCTCCATATAGCTTATATTCTGCCGGATAGCCATAGGATTGTATCTTGATTCTACCCAATCCTCGGCGGATTTACTAGCCACTCCCTGAAAACCTTCCTCATACAGACCCTCAGATACCGGACGTTTGATGATATTGAACGTATTTCCAGCTACCTTCTGCCATTTCTTTGGCGTTATGGTTCTTAACATACCGTTATCCATCCTCTCAGCCCCTACGCCAAATATATTGCGTTTTATAAACTTATCCACGCCAAGATCCATGCCGAACATATCACCGAACATAGCTATATTGGATAATGACAATATGCCGACGTTGGCGGCGAATACAGCATTAGCGGCATTGGCATTATCAGCCCTGAACTTCATAAGCTCCTCATATGGGACTTCCCTTCCATAAGCGTTACGGTAAGACTGCCTGAAATTCTCCTCAGCCTCCATCAGCATACTTCTGGCCTCGACAGATGCCTCCCACGAGGTAGATGTGCCAAGGAAAGCGAGGGTGTCCAGTCCCTTGCCTATCCTCCGTCCCGTACGGGCGGCCCTAAGGTAGACGCCGAACGCTTTCTTGGTATCCGAAGCCGCTTTGCCTATCCTAGCCAAAGCCACGCCCGCCCTAGCTCCCGTACGAGCTAAGTTCATCAATCCAGCGCCGGAATATACGGCTGACGATAACATGGCTCCAGCGGTAAAAGCAAGACCGGATAAAAAATCGTTAGACCAGAAATTAGCCGTGGTCATGCTTTGAAGGAAATTCATATCCCGCTCCTCACGATTGTAATAATGAGCAAGACCGTAATCCATCTTCTTGTCCTGATCATCCAACCATCTCGTGAAATCGTTATCAAAAACAGCGTTAAAATTACCTCTGGATACACCGGCGTAAATACCATAAAAAGGCTGAATAACACCACCTAATCCATACAAAGCGGCTTTACCTACAAATTTCCCCAAACCTCTCATCCATTTCTCAGTCCTACCTTGACTCCTAGATAAACGTGTGTCGTTATCTACACCGGGGATATAAGACTCGTATTTAGGTATCCAAGTACCGCTACTAAGTCGATACCTTGAATCCTCCAACGATATCTCCGGACCAGTAAGATTAAACCTGCCCTTATAGCTTTGATCAGAAGCTATATATCCTAATGGGGACATATGTTTCATATCATCATAATAATTTGTCTTAACAGTATTCTTGATCCTCTCCGACAATGACGGTATCTGGGACTTTGATCTCTCGGAAGCGGAATACGGATCCAATACCGGAGGTAAGTCACGATCCGGTATATTATAGGGATCCGATCCAACAGCCTTTATATTATCCACGCTCATAGTAGGATACCCGTATTTGTTGGCAAGATCCCTTCCATTAGTAGCATTATTATCGGTTTTAACTGTTTCCATTATTTCCACTAGGTACTTATATACTTTTCTACACCAAAAGCATATTTTCACGCTTCATCGGGACATTGTTGAATCTGCTTACACGAAACCGATTCTAAAGAGGTCTCTCCACGTGCTTCAATTCCCGGCGTACCTCCGGTATCGTTTGTTAATCATGACTATATAAAACTGGTGTAAAATTATATATAATCACCTTCTACTATTTCCGTTATTCCTGTTTCTTATCTCCTGATCGATCATACTAGCTATAGGTGATACGAAGCTCTCGAAATCATCCGTAGTAGATCTACCTTCACTTCTCCAATATACTTCATTCTCCTTGCTAAGTATCTGCTGCCATGCCATAACCAAGTAATATTGAGGACAAAAATCAACCTTCTTGGCTACCTCATCAGCATAATTAACGCCATCCAGATCAATGGAATATAATGGAGTACCGCCATCCCTTGCTCCTCCCTTGCTGTATATATCAACATTTATCCCAGAGGAACCATTATTATACTTATATCCGGAAGCCCTTAACTCGTACATAGAAGCGTTATCGAACAACACGTCAGTAGCGATCATCATCTGATTCTTCCTGATATTACCGTCATTTATATTCGTAAACATATCTATATAAGGCATTACCGTGTCCTTGGCCCCGCTAGCGTAAGCGAATGGAGCTACCAACAATGACTTAGCCATCTTCCCATAAGCGTTGTTGCTTGAGCTGGCGAAAGATATGGGTACGACACCGGAATCATAGGTCTCGGACGGGATGCTTACATCCTCTTTGTAGAAAGTAAGTCCATTCGCAGCCAGATCAGCCTCGCTTACCTCAACAACAGATCGACCATCACCCCCATTATTGCCAATGATCTGATAATTACCATCACCTATAGGGGATATGGTAAACGTTATCTTCGTATTGGCATTATCCTTATCCTTAGGAATAAAACCGCCACCACGGGTAAATAGGTCACTAACCTTTATATAATCTTTCTCTTCTTGACTTTTAGACGGATAATCACCGGAGAAGATATACTCACGCTCGGCATACTCATGACGATATTGTCTCAGGTAATCCTCGCCAGCACGTTTAGCGTCATCAGCGATCCTACCTAAATCCCCACGACTCCATTTATGTCTTAATAAATCATTCCTCTCTTTATGAGCCTCATCATATATAGCGGTAGCGACAGCGATCGCCCTGTTATCCCCGGAAAACCTATCTCTTATTTCCTCAATGTGCTTATTCTTACTAGCCCCAGATACGGCAAGAGACATTATAGATTCAATATCATCAAGCGACAAAGACGTTCCCATAAGATCATTCAAACGATCCATAATAATACTTGACTGACCTGAATCTACCGATACGTATGGCGCTTCCCCTTGAATATTACTATTAACAACGTTTATATTATCATTTAGCAAAGAACTATAAGCAGATAGCTTAGCCCAATCGTCTAATGTTATATCGTTTATGCCATCTATATCAAAAACCTTATCACCATTATTGTTAATATCCCCAAGATTGAATGTGCCAAATCCGTAACTAATGTCTATACCTGACCCACTGTCCGATCTAGCTTCTCTCTGAATTATAGTATCAATACCATCCAAAACAGCATTGCTCGCCTTATTGAATCCATCATTGATCTTATTATACTTACCTCTTTGGGTATTTAACCCAAGAAGCTTCAGGTAACTATCCTGACCATTGTAATCAAGTAGCTCATTCCTTGACCCTCCATTAGCCTTGAAATAAGCCATGATAACCTGATCGTTATCCATATCCTTGACCACGTTACTATTCTCAGGATCAGACGCCCATGCGTCGATCTTCCTTCTAGCGTCATCTGACAGTGACTTAACAAAATTACTCATGCCGGTAGTTACCGCCTTCTCGTTGGCTATGAACCCGTTCATGAACTCATCGCTTATGCTCACATCGTCAAGGTTTGCGCTCTTGGTAACCACGGTAGGCCCGGTCGTGTCATCACCTCCGCCACCTCCATTCTCCGACTTACCCGATTTGCTGGCTCTCATCAACGCTGCTTTCTCCATGGCTAGATTATGCCTTTTTGTCTCATTAAACTTAGCTCTCTCCATCATCTGTTGATTAGCCTTGAAATAATAATCATCAACACCCAACGTCTCGTATGAGTTATTATAAGACCATCTCAGCCCGACGCCACGAAGGAACTGCTGTCGTACCATGAACATGCCGGCTCGCTCCGGGCTGTAGTTGCTACCGATAACGCCCTCGGCCTCCTCCACGAAATCATTTCTCTGCTTGATGATATCCGCCAGCTCCGACTCCAACTTAGCCCTCTTGGCCTTGTCATTGCCAACACCCTTTAGCTTAGCTCGTATGGATTCTTCCTTGACACTGAAATCATCAATATACCCTTTAAGGAAATCAGAGGTGCTTTGAACATTAAACAAGTCAGGATTCGTTCTAGCCATATATCTTCCCTCTAATTGCATCTGAGCCTTACCGTTCTCAGATATAGAAGCCATGGCTATATCCCTGACCTGAGCGTAACTCATCTCATCTATATACATCTCACGCATCTCGCCCGTCCTGTTACCATTGGCATCAGTCACCGGTACATTGACTTTCTTCCCCTTGTTAAGGGAGATGAAATTCTTCATCTTCTCATCAATCTCAGCGTGGTAATCCGTATAAGGGGTATAATGTATAGGATTAAGACGTGTCCCTACCTGACCGTCATTCATCCAAGCCACGGCATCCGCGAAAGCCTCAGCCTCGTTTATAGGACTATACATCTTGGGATTGTTCAGCTTCATATCCTCCATCTTCTCGCTAAAAGCCCGGATCTCCCTAGTACCGGCAATAGCGTTCAACACACGGGTATCCAGAGCCTCCCCAAGACGAGCCTGTATACTTCTGGCTATACCATCAGAAGCCAAATTAGATTTACGATACACGTTATTCACGTCCTGTATCAACCCATTTAACCTATTCTGAAGATATTCCCTATCCTGAGGTTTTATAATGTCAGAATTGATAATATAATCAGCATACTCGTTTATAGCCTGCCGATTGGTATCTATCTTCTGCTGCATGTACCCCATCCCCTGCATCATGATATCCATGTTGTAGGGTGATACGTACTTGCCGTAATTCCTTAATATACTATATTGTGAAGCCATCCTTTATCCTTTCTTGCCTTTAGCTACTTCCTGAGCAGGATATAATCTCCTGTAACTCAATATATCTCCTTGAGGATCAGCGATCAACTGTCCATTAGGGCCGATCTTGACATCCCCGAATATAGACCTTAATGTATTCATGGTCGTAGCCGTATTCCACTTCTGCTGGATCTCGTCATTTACGCTATCAAAATACCTAGCCCAGTTCTCGTCATTTATAGCCAATCCCTGCAATATACGTTGCTGGTAAGCTTGACGTTGGGCTATATTCTTATCGTACGTATTAGCCCATGACTGAGCATTGACATTATCAGCCCAAGTCCTTTGAGCCACGTTCCCTTGTTCTACCTCATTAATGTATCTACCTATATTGGAGCTCATGATAGCCTGTAAGTTGGATGATAAAGCCCCTCTCTGGGAATCCGGGACATTACCCATCTGATCCAATTGTGATTGGAAAGCACGATTGGCCTCAACCATATACTGATCAGCCGATCTCAACACCGGGTCCACGGTAGGAGCGTAATGTCTTTCCAGACCTTCCGTTGTCACGGCTCCCGGAGTCATCCTGAACACCTCAGGAAAGTCAAGACCACCACCTACTATATTCCTGCCTCCATTGCCGCCGTTCGATTTACCGGCATTTGTGTTGGTTTTAGGAAGTGTATTAGGATCAATCAGCTCAGGCATATCCAGCTTAACATCAGGATCCTCCACATCACCTATACCCATAGGACCGGGAGCCACCTTGTGGGGATCGAGTATGAAGTCAAGACCTTCCATGCCTTTCATGGATCTTAACGCCTGCATCTTAAGCATATCCTCCCCAAGGATCTTATTAACAATATCTTTATTCTTGTCAGAAAACAGTTGACTGAAATGAGTGATACCAGCGTCGTTAAGAGCCTTATGCTGTTCCTCTGTAACAACATCCAGACCGATCATAGGACGAGATGAGGAATATTGACCAAACTTATTGTCTCTCATCCTATCATGATATGAGGCTTTCTTATCTTCCGGGTAATTACCTTGGCTATCCTCGCCTCCAAAGGAAACGAGTGTCGTATAATCCCGAAGCGCCTCTGCGTTGGCGATGATCGGGTTCTCCGCCGTGGCCAAGTCCATCCACCCACCAGTAGTGCTGTATATAGCATCCTGAAGAGCCTTGGCGGCAGTAGCCTTCGGAGCGCTCATATAAGCATCATAAGCCAAAGGCATGAACGTCTTATAATACTCCAGTCTCTCATCGGTATTAATACCGCCATAGGAGCCATCCTGACCCTGACGTTGATACCCGAACGTGTTATCCTTATTATTGTACTTGTTCTCTACAGGACGGAAAGTAAGTAGGTAATCGAATAAAGAACTACCACCTTTCTCCATCTTCTGACGAATACCAGCAACCTTCCGGAGCAGTTCTTTCTTAGCCTCAGCTACATCATCTTCTGTAAGGCCATATTCTTTCATGGATCTGGATATGATGTTATCTATCTCACCACCCTTAGCGAAATACGTATCCTCATCCTTCTTCATCTTCCGGTCTTCCTGCTCCTTGTATATGACATTAGCGAAGTCCGTAAACCTTCCCTCTAAGCCATTAACGGTATCGTTACTATCATTTATAGCCTTAGATAATACGGAGGCGTTTAAACGCCTTGTATTCTCGTCATCTATCTTATCGTTTTTCTTCAGCTTCTCCAGCGCCTTTTTCTGATCATCGTAAGCCGATTTAAGACCGATCTTAGCCTTATACCTGTCCATTAACGTAGCATACGTATCCTTAGGCGTGGCTTTGATCCCATACGTATCTCTGATATATTTAGCGAAATCCGGCTCTATGGTTGTGTCGTCGGTAATAACCTTCGTTCCCTGCTCCAAGGAAACGGGGGTTCCACCATCGGCGTGCTTCTGCCCCATAGCCTCCATCGGCGCCTCTCCGGGCTGCGTCACGTACTCACCCTTCTCGACCTCTACGTTGGCTTGATCTTCCATCGACTTAGGTAACGGATACAGATACTCACCGGTAAGACTACCGCTATCGAACCTGTTATTAGGTCCTAGATAAATACCTCCTCCATCCTTATACTGCATCTGGGATTGCCTTCTCTGCCTAGCCTCACGCTCCTGAGCTAACCTGATATTGGTACGAGTACCTTTCTCAGACGCTATCCCAGAAACCACGTTACGAGCCAACCCCATGATACCACTAATTCCCGAGGCTATGGTAGTTATCGTATTAGCTGTTTTAGCCCCGGTGGATAAATCGCCATATCCCTCGCTTCTCATACGACCTATACCACGACCCATCTGAGTTAACCTAGATCCTATATCATCAGCACCATAGTAAGGGATAGTGGTAAAATCAAAAACATCCGTACTACCAGACTTATCAACCTTCTTATTACTGTCAACCAAAGCGCTCAAATCACTTGTATCAATGGTATTAATATCAGGCTGCTGAATATCAAATCCTATCTGGGTAGACGAAACCAAAGGCTCCACTCCAATACCCTGAAGACCAACAACATTACCGGGCATGATAGGGGTGACTTCCCCAGCCTCTTGATATTTAGGTATCTTCCTCTTGATTACATACTTGCTCATATCAAATTAATTTCGTTCTGATACAAAGATAGTTTAAAAAAAATAGAGACTCATCATTTAGCAACGATGAGTCTTTGTTTTAAATAAATCTTTTAAAGATGCATAAAAACACCTATAAATATTGTTGTAATGCATACTATTTTATATATTCGCGTAAAAACAAACATTACAAAACAATGAATAGAGAAATATCAGAAAATAGTATTGAGTTCAACAAAGAAGACAATTTTATTTGTATAACAGACTTTGTATATATAATAAACTCGTATAGAGAATCAAGGAATAATCCAAAAATTAGAACTGATCATTACATAACATCAAGTATAACACAAAACGTAATCAATAATATATTAAGACAAATAGATATGCCAGAAAAAAGCATAAAGACAATATCTGATTTAAAAAATGTTGGATTAGCATACCGAAAAGGTAAAGGGTCTGGACAAAAATGGTTTGTCGATTACAGAGTATTTATATCAATCGTAATGAATATAGATGATAAAATAAAGGCACATCTAATATCTTATGCAATAAACTCAATATCCTCGACAAAGATTATATATGAAATACTAAACAGTATATCAAAAAATTATAGAAGCATTTCAAATAATAGATATAAAACGTATATAGCAATAGATAGAATATCAGGTCTTTGTAAAATAGGTAGAGCTATTAATATAAAAAAAAGACTATCAGCTCTTAGAGTATCAAATATAAATATAGAAATGATATACATAATAGATGACGACATCGAGTCGTATATGCATAAACTTTTATTAGGATTTAAAGAAGATAGAGAATGGTTTAATATAGATGAAAGTATAATAAATAGTATAGCTAAAAAATACGGATTTAAAAAATACAAACAATAAAAAAATAAAATGCGATAGCTGATTATATTACCTACAATAAACCATATAGCTATCGCATTATATCAACCTATTTCTTTTAAATCCTTTTCACAAATAGCGAACCTATCGCTTTCACCAGATCGTAGAAGCCGGCACTACTGAACCCAACAGCTATCCCATACAGCAATGCCTCCCACCATTCACTCCCTATAAGCAATGGAGACACCTTTAGAAACCACGCTAATATACAAACCAGCATACCTATGACTACGGCGGATAGGACTTTAGCCCATTTATGGGTGTCAATATACGGCACAACCTTGGCTAACTGTGTAGCTGACATCGTGACAAAAGCCATAATACCAGTAAAGGTGGTTAGATCAATTGTGATAGTCCCTTCTGATGGGATTACCTCCTGCGCCATCAAAGCGAATGGTGTCAATAACATAACGAATAAAAACAACAATCTTTCCATATCTAAAAACGTTTAATGATTTCACAAATGTAACATTAATTTTGAGATCTACTCATGCCTTTTATGTTAAGGCTTAATCCCGGTATCATATTAAGTACCAACTGCCTTTTCGCCTGCTCCCTACGTATACGCTCGGCTTCCGCTATCTGTGCCTCTGATTGGGTATCGTTCTTAATATTATTAGCGATATCCTCTATAGCCTTCTTGTTAGCACCTGATTGGGCTAGCATCTTATATAACAGGTCTTGGCCTTCCTTCTCCCACCAGCTATCCATGGAAGGGCGGGAAGCCAAAGAAGGATCGGCAGGGGCTACCGTCTCAGGTACGGACTGCTGACCTCCGTCTCCCGTACCAGAATCCCGCTGCCCGAACTCGTATCTCATTGGCTCGTTCTCCGGGACACCGTATCTGTTGGAGAACATATCGGCGAACTCAAATCTCTTCTCATTTCTCAAGGTCGATCCAAGAGGCCTACCGTATCCTTGATTCCATGCCACGGTGGCGTCCTTGTAGTTGACGGCGTTATCGAAATCGGATTTAGAATACATATAGTAATTATATACATTACCTTGAGCGTCCTTGTCAAAAAACTTTCCTTGATTGATGTAATTCCAACCTAACCCCGGGACCTTGCCTTGATACTCATCCACGAGATAATCCAACTGCTGTGTCAATGTCGGTTTCTTCCCATACCTGCGCTGTAGCTCCTTCTTCCTCGGTCCAAGCCATTGTTGGATGCCAAAATCACCGGCGGCTCCTAGGGCTTCGGTGTCCCCTCCGGACTCGGCGGCGATGTTCGACAGGATACCGATAGCTTGCGTTTGTGGTATTCCCTTCTTGTCGGTCAGATAATCCCATATCTCGTCATATACAGCCATCTTACTATCCTCTGATCTACGAGGATCAATTACATACTTGCCAGAACCATAAGCCCTCCCTGTATTTACCGAACCTCCTCTATCCTTTTTATCAATACTACCATCTATCTTAAATACATCCCCATTCAAAAGAAACTGGACAGCGGGATTGAAATCATATACATCCCTATATCTGTATCCGCCCATATCCTTGTCACGATATATCGTATAATCACCAAGTACACTATGAGGACCCGTCTCGTTCTTATCAAGTCTACGATCCCTATAATTATACTCATTCACGACACCATACCCCTTATCATAAAGAGACCTCAACCCTTTTATATTCATCTCGTCCGCTGATATGGCACCCTCTCTTACCCTTTTCAGATCCTTATATTCCCTCTGAATCCTCTCATACTCCTCTGGATCGGCATCACTTAAAGCTTTTATAAGTCCTTCATTGTATTCCTTAGTTTCCTTATCAAACAGACTCCTATTCACATCAATCCTATTCCTTACGATAGACGAATCAGGTATCATCCTATTAGATAATTCCTTTCGTATACTATACGTACCATCACCATTATCTATCAATACAGACTCATCGTAAGGGAGTTTATTGTATTTAGCCCAAGCCTCATCACTAGTTCTTGTGCCTAAATCATCATTATCACTATCGCCATATAACTTGTTATTAAAATCACCAGATATATATTTCCCGAACATCTTCATAAAATGAACAGGATACTCATACCATTCCGGATTCTTCCCCATAGGATCTATTGATGAATACGCAGCTTTATTTATGCGAGTAGGGCCATCAGTATACCTTGAATTAGCGATATCATATATTATTGACAAAACCGGGTGAGCAGAAGCTACGTAATTATCCAATACCCTGCTCCCGAATCTAGGTCTATCAAGAACAGACTCTCTTGTTTCTCCTCCATCTTGCTTCCTCTCAATTTTTTCTCCCCATAGCCCATATTTCTTCCTAGGCCATATGCCATCTATGGCATCCACATAACCAACGGGATGCTCCCCTTCCAGACGCCGGTCCCGTCGCTCGTCCGCTGGGTACAGGGCGTTGGCCAACGGCTGCGTGATATGACCCAACCCCTTATCCTTGGAACTCGACATAGCATCCACCACAGTCCGATATACAGGTCTTAATTTCTCAGGTAAATATAGCCCCGCCTCATCAACCAACTCACCTATCTTCTTATTTATACCCCTAATGCTGAAATTATAATTACCCATGCCATTATTCAACGGAGACAACGCACCTCTTATCCCATTCATACCCTTAACAGCAGCTCCTCCACTAAGGATATCAAACTCCGGGGATACGTTCTTTAAAGGGCTGTCATCCATCCCCCTGAAATACATAGGACGCTCACCTTTGACCACCCTGTCAAGATCCTCCTTATATAAATCCTTTATCCACGACGGAATCTCATCCTGTTTATTCTTCTTTGCCATAAATCATGTTTTTCACAAATATACACACAATCAAATGGATATTAAAACATAAGGCGGGAACATGATCCACGTCACATACCCGCCCTTAAGAATATAAGCATATTAACTAGCTATTATCCCACTCGGCGAAATCGCTATCCACACGGTCTTTCAACGCCTTCCTCTCGTTGAGAAACGTTTTATAAGACTCCACGTATGACAAGTCCAGTATGCCTAGCTGGGCGGCGTTGTAGTCGTTCAGCTTCTTTTGCTCCACGTCCTTGTCCCATAGTGCGTTGATACAGGCCTCCAGTATCTTGTTGGCAGTTAACGTGGCCCATATCCTGACCTCGTTGTAACTATAGGAGATCACGGGGGCCATATCGCCACCCATCTCCCTTGTCTCCTCTCTAACGTCCCACCGGTACAGGTAGGATCCGTCACCGTCCTTTTCTATAGTGATCGGTATAGTGTCGCTATATGTTCTTTTCATGTCTTGTTATTTAATCGTTATACAAAAAAATTCCCGACGTGATACGTGCGGCTACGCCGACGTTTTACGATATTCGGGGAAAAAGCAAAGGCGCGAACCGAAGTAACGAGCCGCAGCGGAAGGCGCATAACCCGTATCCACGCTAGCGAGGACCGCAGCCGACCCGTTGCCCGCGCTACCGCCAACCAGCACCACCTGCATGCGGTTATCCGATGTGTAGGCGTAGTAGTAGTCGCACCAGTAGGTAGAGGAGCTACCTCCGACCTCCGTGGGCACTATATCGCCATCTTCCCCAAGCAACATCTTCTTGGCATAACCGTTTGTACGGCAGATATTGCCTTTCTTGTCATAACCGGTGTAAGAGGTGTCGCTGAAATTCGACGGGTCATCGGTAGTCCATAATACGGATAATCCGGCATCGCCCGTGGTGACCTGTATATTGGCCCCGTCAGTGTATTTCCAGATGTGTCCGAACGGATTCTCTATACCACGATACCTGTTAGCCATCAACGTGGCGTGAGTACCGCCGGAAGCGTTCTTCACCACATATGCCTTCTCTCCCGAGCCGTTCCCGAACTCGTTGGTATAGCCGCATGGGATAAGGGGGTTGACGTTGTTGAAGTTAGTCCAATCCTTCATTTGCGTTGGTCCCGGACCTAGGCCACCTTGGGCGAAACCGTTAGCGTCCTTCTGGGCGTTGAAAGGCTTCTGGCTGTCCAGCGTGGCGTACTCGACGGCGAATAGCCAGAACAGGATCTTGTGGGCGTTGTAGGTGTACATTTCCCAGCCGCTGCCACGTTTCCTCGCGGCTTGTCGGAATTGGTCTCGGGTGAGGTTGGTGACGGGGCGGCCGAGTAGGGAACGGTAGGTATCATCCCATTCAGCGGTATTGTCGCCACCTCTAAAATTAGTTGAATTAGGATCACTTAATTCACTAGCTCCAGCCGCCGAACATAATAAATTATCGGTTCTATACATTCTGGCTTCATATGTTGAGATATAGAACTTATCTACATGTTTATACCCAGGTAATGGAATTTCGGACAACATCATCCTAAATTTAGTGCCATTAAAATACAATTTATACCAATGTTCAGGTATCTCTGTCATAACGGCATAATCCAAATAGCTTCCACCCCATGAAAGCTCATTATCCAAATATTCTTTAACTCCACCATCTCTATCCAAAAGACACCTTCTCATCTTACTCTGCACCGGCAACTCCCTATGCAATTGCATATTACCTACTCTAACACCATCAGGACTAGATGATGCAGTATCCCACTCAACACCATATGCGTACCTTTCTTCTAGATCTGGTATATCTTCCCAAACTGGAGACCACTCGGTCGAAATGTCACCATATTCAAGTTTAATCTTATGGATGGTGGAAGTTGATGTGCCAGTTTTAGGAGAACTAAATACAATCATATGTGTATTATCAGCTACTGCATCTCCGATATTAGTAATCCATTTAAAAGTCTTACTGGCCTTCCCATTCACAAAGTCAGCCTTGCTGAACTGAGCCATAGAACCTACTGCACCAGTAGAGTTATATATAGTTAACATTTCCTTATCAACACCCAATTCTCCAAAAATAGTCAATGTTACTTGTGTTCCTTTAGATATCGGTTCAGTTAGCCAATAATTAGCCATCTCATACTTGGAATTACTTACCTCTGTACTAGATCCAAGCAATAAATTCTTCCCATATATTGGCAGCTTACGATATTTACCATCATCCATTAAAGATTTAGTTCCATCACCTGTAGTATGTATTGTTAACTGTCTAATATCATTCTCAGAAGAACCATTTGATAGGTTTGTATATACATCAATTCCATCATTTACTGGTATTAAATAATTCATACCAGAAGTTATAGCAACAGTTAAATTTTGATATATAGAGATTTGTATAGAAGAATTCTGCAATATTCCCGCATCCTGTTTTATATAAAGCCAAATAGAATTATCATCATTAACATTATACCCACCAAAAATACTTGATATGTATACTCCATTATCTCTGACTGGAAATATATTAACAGCATTGCTTGGAAGTTTCTCTAATAATTTATTATAATTTTCCTGAGATATAGATAGGTTACCACTTGATGATATCTCCATAACAATGTCAAACACTGTGTAATCTGGTTCGACTACCACATCCTTCCACGTGCCATCTCCACAAAGAAACCTACCCTCATCTCCCTTCGCCGGAGCTGGTACCAATCCATCCTCCCCAGCCTGAGACGCCGTAGCGCCAACCATATCCTTGACCTTATCAAGTCTACTGTCTATTTGATTACCATCGTACTTACCAATAAAATCTTCCATATCGTTTTAATATACAAGGGAGAGGCGGCAAATACTCCCCCCCCATATGTTAATAAATTAATAAACTTTCTCATCATTGCTGAACCAACGAACTATCATCTTGAACCGACTCTCAACATCATTCACGAACCTAGCCAAAAACCAATCGCCACGAAGACGATCACGCCACCTCCGATGATAATCGACAGCCCTAGGGTCGATCTCCCGGCCAATATCGTTCACGTCCTTAACCCATACCGGTAGGTTATTAGTATCGTCCTTAACCTCGTTGAAGTAGTCGTTGATGTTGATCTTCTGATCCACTTCCGTCACCAGTATCTCACGGCTATCGTCATTGGTTACAGGATACCTTAACCGCTGGCTCATATCGTTCTTGTCGGCGATGGTCATCCTAAGCTCTCCACTGTTGTTGGTATCGTTATAGAACCATGCCTTATTAAATCCAGTTGTTCTTCTAACCTGATAATTAACCTCATCCTGATACCTTCTGGCATCCATCCGATATTGGTAGTTCGTAAGGATCTTATTCACATACTGCTCACGGACAGGTACCTCTATGACGAACGGATATAGCTTACCATAAAATACTTGATACGATTGGTTGGTCAAACCATGAGACCATAAACCTATCTCCTGACTTTCACTTGAGTAGTTCTTTCCGGACTGGAAATAATGCTGGTGCTCGATATAATAATCAGGGGTGTAGGATAAATATGATTTCCACTCACCCTTCAGGCAGTTATATCCAACGGTGAACGAGACGTCCGTGAAATGGCTGGTGTCCTGCAACTCCACCGCCTGTCCGTTCCTGTAGAACCGGCCGCCACGGAATTGGTACTCGCTTGGATTCCCTACCGGTATATAATCCTTCTTGGTTATCAGAACCCTCTTGAACCGATTGTCCCAGCCCATGGACAGCCCTATACCAAAAAACTTGTTATCGATATCATAATAAGACAGCTCAGCGTCCGTATCAACGTTATATATCCGGCTACGGATGATCTTCATCTGAAGATGCTCCTTAAACCAGTTTCTAAGCCCCGGAGTGACCTCCGTGAGATTCCTGCCATTAGAATCTACCCTAAACACCTGACCACGCCTTAAATCGACCCAAAAATGGCCGAACTCACAACTGATCATATCCCGGCTCTGGGTCCCGGAATATCCTAATGTCGTGTTGTTATACTCAATGCCACGAGAGGCGAAAAGACCACCTGTCCCTAGCTCGCTATTCTCCGGGGATATTCTCTCCGCCAACACGTCTATGGCATTGTACAACCCTACCTGATTCTCAAAACGAGCTAGTATCTGATCCGACTCTATCCCTTTCATGCTTATAAGTTTCCCGAAAGATGTCTTGAACTCATGGTAATCCATAGGCTTGTACGACAGCCAAGGATCGGTCATGCCGTTCTCCGACACGTCGGCGGTGCTCCATATGACGCCGTTGGGTCTTTGGTAAGCGCAGTCCCAAAAATTGCTATCATACGTCTCTGGTAATGACCTGCCACCTAACGTAAATCGATTCTTATACACAGGACTTATCTTAAACACATTATCCCTTGATATAGGGACATTACGCTCCTGAGTCCATGATATATAATCCCCCACCTCCGGATAGAACCCCTCGTAAGGCTCAGGTCCGGCTATACGGAAATTGCAATTGATCTCAGACTCCACAAGAAACTGAGGTATGCCATAGAAGTATAGGAAGAAACGACCGCTAAGATACATATCCCCGGTCTTGCAAGCCATCTCGTAAGCGCTCTTCCGGCTAGGGAATGAGTATAGCGATCCGGTATCCGTATCGGTCTTATTAAGATAATCCTCCCCGGTGTCGTAATTAACGAAATAACGGGGATACCCGATGTTCCGATAATCATAATAAGGGAATGGTATCATGTCCCCCTGACCGAACTGAGTCAAGTAAAACATAGGCATCTTCCTCTTAAGTGAAAATCTTGATATAAATACATCACCTCCAAAAACAGGTTTACGCTTATCCTCATCCATCAACCCGCAACCACCTAACGATACCCATCTGATATCCTCTATCTGCCCGTATTGAGCCGGAGAATATTTCTTTATCCTCATATAGGGACAGGATACGAAAGATTCACGTGTCATAAAATGAGGCGTCATACCAGCCACCTCATCGTTACGAATATTACACTCATCCTGAATACGGCTGGTATCGTAACTTGAAACCAACTCCGGATATTCAAGCATATACTTATCCATACCAAATGACATGAACAACGAATGCTCACGATCGAGGTTGTTTATGATAATAGGCTTACCACCTACGGTTCCCCCTTGTGACGAGATGTCTGTAACCGGATACAACCCGCTCTTGATATATTTGGCCGTTGACAATCCACGTAGCTCCGACGCCCCTATTTTTTGGTAAAATAAATTATAATGAGCGACAGAAGTATAATAATAAGCATAGTTCCGTCTAGGTCCCCTATCTATCAATGCCGTTAACCACTGATACCTGTACTTGCCTATATCCACCACGGACTGGGCTGTGGCCTTAGCGATACCCGTAGCCAGACGGATAGCCGTCAGCGCTATGCCGACAGGGTTGGCTAAAAAGAACACGCCTCCACCGACATATTGCTGTGAAGCCGACTGATATGTATACTCAGCTATAGCGGATATTAAATTAGCCATAGCCTCCACCGTAGCCAATGATGTTGCCATACTGTAAGCCTTACTCCCTAATATCGTCCATTTAGGGTGATCCTCCACCTCCCTGAATATACCGGAGGATTTACCTAATTGATAACCATCAACAAGGCACTCGGTGGGAGCGTCAGGCTTGTTGAAGGCAATATCAGGGCTTAAGAATGAATACCAGATATTACCCTTCCTATTAAACGGATGCGTTATAAAATTCTCACGATTAATATCCTTATAGATATACATATCATCAGACAAATCGTTGTAAGGATAATTAGGATAAAGGTTAGCCGATCCGTCGGGATCATCGTACTTAAACATATCATAAGCCAGACCGGTACCGATAACGCTCTTATCCAATGTCCTATCTCCCCTATACAGCTCATATCCTATTATGGAATCCCTTCTAGCCTTATCTATAAGGCCATTCTCTACCGCTATATCCAGAAACTCATTAACGATATCGTCATCAAGCATCACCCCCATAGGATAAATATAGGAGTCAACTCCATATTGACCGGTCAGTTGAGACGGATTACCCATAAAAGGAGCGACAGAGTTATCAGGGAACTTGTAATGACGTATAGGTTTCTGACAAAATGTGGTTGACGTATTGGGGTACTCAGCGTTATCCCCATTACCGGTGAAATAAGACTTACCCCCAACTGATTTAGGAGACCCATAGTATTTCATCAAAGAATCTATTATGTCCTTCCTCTTTGATCCTCCCGATGATATCCCGATCTTACTTGAATCATACAACTCAAAATTAGCCGGATACTTATTGGTAGACTCCCAATATCCGAAATCACCGTACTGATATGGTCTGGGAGCGCAATCAGCGGGTTTATCTCCACATGAGATGCATTTCGCCTCATATGTGACAAATCTCCTTAATTTCAGTTCTTTTGTAAAGAAGAATACGTATTTCACCTCCAGTGGCCGAATGCCAAAACAGAACGGGGCGGGGAAGATGGCGGTGCCGGCCGTATAGAATCCGGCAAGCTCCTTCATGTTCTGCCTCATGGCGAAACCGGTGAAGAACACGCATACCGCAGGCTCGATGCAAACATATATCTTATGGAAAGTAGTCTTGTCATCATTCCAGAACAAGTACTTTGGCATCATAAATATCTTATGATCCACGTAATTCACTATAACACCTTTCTTGGCATCATTAGCCAAAGGATTAGGAGCCACGGTACCTTCCTTGTCCGAGAAAAACGTTATACGAACCTTATTGTATGATGATGAGTCGCCGATCGGATAATTATAGTTACCCATCATCTCTATGTACATAATACCGTTATCAGGATCGGATAAACCACTTATGTATTTCTCGTAATCCAACTCCACCCATCTGGCGTATGAGGATACATGTGGATAGAACTTGAAATAAGTCAAGTTGCTTCTACCGAACCAATTGGTCTTGGCGTCAATATCATTCTGCACAGACACACGATCTTCCCAATCAGTAGATATGCCGGTATTGAACTTAGAGTTATCACCATCACCAAAAAGACACATGGCGTTCTCAATACCAAACTGACTCTCATATTGGGGGAAATAAGCCTCCATCGTATCCATTAACTGATCAAGCATCGTCTCCGTATGCTTCTTTCCTTCCCATCCGGGATATTGATACAAATATGTGCACTTACCCAATGACCTACCCCCTTGGAATGTAGGAAGTTGAACATCGTTAATAGTAGGATTCACATGAGGATCACCTACCGAGCACCCATTAGTACATATACCCTCATCATATAACTGCCGGACATTAGACATATCCTGACACAAGACCAAGGCGGAGGAGTCTATATCAGACGGGAATTTATCCTCATCCTGACCATCCAGCCATTCCTGAACCAGATCTATGATATTCTTACCTCCACTGGAATAATTATCGAAATCACACAATACAGAAAATTTCCTTTGTGACTCGGCGTTACTTTGTATTAAGGTGGTAGGCTCTGTCTCCGTATAATCACTAGCCAACTTATATGTAAAATCAATCCTAGAATCCACCAAAGAGTTTTTATCCAATATAGTCCTGGTCTCTATCCTCTCAATATCATCACATCCACTAGGGAAATCGGGAGCCTTTATACCGTCTTGATCCTCCGGCAACGATATAGCAGCGCATAACTCGTCGGTAATACCTACATTAGATTCTATGATATCACACAGATTCTCTATATTATCAGCGATATAATCAATAGCATCATCTACCGTAACATCTTCCCCCATCGTGTTGATAACGAATTGAGTCTCTCCTACTGTGGCATATTCCTGCTCTACATATCTGAGTTGCTTGACATCTAGCTGATTCTTGCATTCTCCTCCAAAACCATCAAATCCCCAAGACGGGTCGTTTATGATCTTTGCCGTATTCTTAAACTGCCAAAGATGACGGCGGCTGTTCCCTGCGCACTGCGGGTTGTTCTCCAGCACCGACGCAGCCGACAGGTCGTCAGAGTTACCGTCCTCATCAACGATAACCTCCATCTCCTCCCTTGTGGCCGGACGAGGGATAAGCGGGAATCTAGCTGTCCTGTATCCCGTATTGGTAAAGAATCTTATACCCAACGGATATACCTCGTCACGCATGAAAGAGGCGTATTTAGAGCAAGCCACACCGTCTTTATACAAATTCTCCGTGGCTATAGATGTCTGCCATTTAACGAAATGACCCAAGAAATTAACGACCGGTTGAAGATTCCATTCATTCTCCACGGTCAAGCCGTATTGAAGAAGACGATTCCCGACAGACGTCATGCCTCTGGCTGTCTTATATACCGGTATTTCCTTGGATAACTTCTCCATGGTCGTACGCTCGCTATACTGATCCGTAAGGTAATAGATGGTCCTTTCCGTTATCGGATGTATACCTTCTATGAAATACTCAAGAACCGGGCTTTGCTCACCATTAAACCCAACCGTATTCTGTATAACACCTATCTTATAATGAGATACCTGCTTATCTATATTAGACACGGTAAGGCGGATACCCATGTTGGTTGACTTACCCCATAAACCATCACGGATAACCATATCTTGGCGATCGAATAACATGATTGGGTTGGTCAATGAGCAATATCCGGTCTTCTCAATCCCGAACTCATCGCACAACGCCACGCAGAACTGGTAGGTCCCGGCACGCAGGCTCCCCCCGAACTCCACGACCTCAGGCTCCACGCACGGGGCCGTCAGCAACGGGAACACCAGCAGCTTCTCGCAGGCCAGCCTACACCTCTCTATTGGCTTGTCATCCCCACATGTCTTATACCCATGGTAATGATACCAAAAGTCACCATCATCATCCGGGTTAAGGGCCTTATCGACCATAACATATCGCTGGGGATTATATCCATCGGTCCAGTATATCACCTTCCCGCATTTCTCGTCCTTGATCTCTATATCGAAGATCGGATGATGAATGGAGAAATTAAGACAAGGGTCATCAACCCAGTCCTCTATCAGGACCTCCATCAAATCACATATCTCATCAAAACGACCATCCGACTCCTCAAGCCTCTCGCCAAGGATACGATGGATGTCCTTTCCCGATCCAGCCAATTGATCCTCCACGGTCTTGATATAATCCAATGACCGCATGAACGTGATCTTAGACGTATTATCATCCGGATTAGATAGAAAGAAATAAGTATTATCACCAGCTATGTCATTCTTATACCCAATAACCTTATAGCCATCAAATCGCTTACATAAAAGGGTACTAGGCTCGTTCTGGATCTTAAGCTGGCTTCCATCGTCACCCTCTATGGTAGCGTTCAAGGCGAAACTATATTCAGACGGGGATAGGTCCTGTGGATGCTTATCCCTGTTCATCCCGGAATCGGGAACCGCTATGTTAGAGTTATTTTGCACGATCTTATCTTTTTCGCAAATATAATAAATCCGCCAGATAATCACTTATGTGGCGGATTCTAATAAACAGTACGTATTATGCAAAACATTCAAATCGCACAAAATTGACATACTCCCATCACTAAAGCAAATGGGATTCTTGGATACAGACGCAAGAAACCCCGATATTACTATCGCTGGAATTACTCTTGCTCTCCAATTCGGAAATGCCCTTCCGAAGTATATTACGGGCCGCAAGAACATCACGGTCGTTGATAGACTCGCATTTTGGACAACACCATGTGCGATCTCTCAACGACAAGTTTTTATTAACAAACCCGCATTCACAAGTCTTTGAGGAAGGATACCATTTGTCAATCTTATGTACTATCACTCCATACTTTGAAGCGATATACGTAAGTTTGTTAATAAAAGAAGAATGACTGAGATCAGAAACTTTCTTTCCCCACAAACGTTTCATTCCTTCAATGTTTAGATCTTCAATGAAAATATAATCATATCGCTTGCACAATTCATGAGCTAATTTCCATTGAAAATCAGATCGAAAATCGTTTATTTTACGATACGCTTGTTGAAGTTCAAACAGTCTTCTTTTTCTATTATTGGATCCTTTCTTCGCATTAGAAAACTTTCTATTTAGTTTTCTAATCTTGTTTTGATATTGCTTGAAGAATAATGGAGACCCAATTTTGTTACCATCACTTTTAGTTAGGTAAGTTTTCAGACCAAAATCCAATCCTACAGATGCACCATCATATGTCTTTCTGTAAGAGTTTGCAGGATTGTAATCTGTAACTATAATCAAACTAAAACGATAGCAGGTTTCTCTGACTATTCTTATTTGTTTAACATTACCTTCATATGCTCTACTGTATGAAAACTTAAAACGTTTCTTTCCTTTGTTGATTGTGAGAATATTACCATTTAGAGTAAACCCTCCTTGTTTAGAAACAAAAGAGTTGAAACAATCTGATCTTTTAAACTTAGGTGGTCTCTTTGATTTTCTTTTAAAGAAACGATTATAAGATTCATCAAGACGTTCAAGTATTTCTTGTGTTGTTTGAGAATGAAGAAGATTTCTTTTAATTCTTTTAGCAAAATGCTTCTTCATTTTACCAATTGAGATATATTTCCCAAACAGTTTATAGTATCTACGTTGTAGAGCTAAAGCATGATTCCATACAAAACAACATTCACGAAGCATTTTATCAAGATACTTCGTTTTCTTGGATCTGTATATATTATATTTGTAGGAAATCATTTTTTTATTTGTAATTTTGATTCAAAATTAATCAAACCAATTCATCCACCTTCTAAAGTATGGTGGTTTTGTTGGTTAAATAATCATAAAAAATCCTCCAGACTTTCACAAGTCAGGAGGAGAACTAAATACTTTTAAACGCTCGTGTAAAGTACAAAAACACAACAATTACAAATTTTTACCCATGTAGTTCGATTGCTTATCGGCATCCTCTACAGATATGTAAAAGAAACCGTTAGTCGCGTATCTCTCATTGACATCCACAAAATCGGTAGATCCTTTGTCTATTCCTCTCTTCGATCCCTCGTCGCACACGGCCACCAGACTATTGAAATCATTGGAATAACCAACGACAACGCCATGTATGTCACGATTCCGAGGATCGAAAACATATCTCATCCTACATCTGTCATAAGCCAATTCCAGAGGACTTTTGTTTATCTTACCATCAAACCCTATACCTGTGGTCAAGGCGATAATACTTCTTGATATATCGCTCATAGTAGTATCTTTTACCGGTACCTTAGGCATAGAAACGCCTTCCATGACAAAATCCAATGCCTTATCTAAAAGCTCGTCGAAATCATCATCCCGAACATAATCCTTGAACACCTCCAATATATACAACCGGACATGGAGTTCGTTATTGACATCATTTAATGCGATCATAATGCTAGTTTTCGGCAAAGCTAGATTATTCCTGCGCAATAGAAGATCAAATATGTCATAAGTGAAGGACTAAAAAAGGTGATTATATATCACTTTACGCTAAAATCGTAAAATGATATATATCTATACGGGAATCCGTACCGGGTTCCACCAAAACCCTCTACCTTCTGGTAAGGTACTTACATCAAAGGCTTCTTTTGCCGATTTTCTAATGATGTTAAATGCAGCGTTGATATCGGCGTTAATAATATTGCCTGAAGATGTCTTGAACAATCCTCGTTTGATACGTCTTCCGGCATATTCCTCATGCTTGCAAATCTTCTCGTTATCCAAGAAACTACATTTCGAGGTATAGGATTCCTCAACGATCTTAACATTAATACCCTCAAGTGTAGCCTTATATGATATCATTGAGATAAACATATTAAAAGGAATAGAAACAAAGTTCTGATTATTCCGCTTTCCGATATTGATCTCTTGTTTCCAGCATCTGTTATGACCAATTACGATCGTATTAATACCGTTGGAGACTACGTGATTAACCAATACCCTACTGGCTTTATGTAGATAATCCTTGATCTTGTTATTCCTTTTGTTGGTTAATGACCTTATTTGCCTTGATACTTGTTTATTGCCTTTTAATTTAGATTTTAAATATGCTAGTCTTTTATTATAATACTGGTTGATAGACTTCAGGGGTCTACCGTTGATGATAAAACAAGAACCATTACTTGAAACACAAGATGCAAGATTATTAAGCCCTAGGTCAATACCAAGGTAATTACCGTTATCAGACATAAGATCTTTCTCTTTCTTATTATACACAATCTCAAGCATAATATATCCATTCTTAGGGACGAACCTGAGTTGTTGGATATTCTGTTTATTAGTCCTTGTGGTAAAAGAGAATTGTTTTGGTAACTTAATAATGCCTTGCTTTATCCATTTCTGAGAAAAGGCTGTTGTTGGGAAAACAGCAATAAACATCCCATCTTTATCAAGATACTTAGGTATTCTTACTTTCTCAGAATACTCACCCCTGTTTTTCTTATTAAGAAGATTGAAGAAAGATTTGAAATTCCGGTCAACCATCATCAATACCTATTGGGCTACCGGTGACGGTAAAGCACGATAATCAACGTCATCTTCTGTTCTCAACTTCTTTTCAAGGGAGTAGTAGTTGAGGTATTTGTATTTAACAGTATTATCATCCTTATACCGGAAATAATATTGACGAACAACATACAACCCTTTGTTGTATAAGTTTTTACACTTATGCAACATATCTTGAAGCTCATTATAATACACCGAACTTTGCTTGATTATATGTTGTTCGACCAATCTCATAACACAAATATATAGATTATTATTTATATATAAAAATAATTCGGTATGTTTGTGGTGTAAAGTTGTATATGATCACCCTAAAAAAATAAAAACTCCCCCATCCTCACGGACAAGAGAGCCGATGTGTTTATATTATGAAGAAAAATCTACTCGCCAATCCTTACAATGCAGTCACGAGACTCCTTGTTGTAGATCATCGTGCCTACCTTAGAATACAAGGTCTTTATATTTTGCCAATTATCCTCACCATGGGCAGATACGTTGGTAGGGGCATCACCGGTATAAACCTCCTCGCCTCCGATATTGACAAAATCATATCCACGTTTCTCCATAGAACCGCCCTTATATGCCGTGAATTTGATAGTGATATTACCTTTCTCACGACCACCATACCAGTTACCGTATATACTGCATCTGATCTCAAGAGGTAATTTATCATAATTATCGCCATCCAACAACGGTCCCATCTGGATCAAAGCTGCCTCATTACCCGATTCCATGTTATCACCACCATGGATGAGATAATCACCTACCCGTTCCTGCGTGGTCTGGTACTGTTTACTCCAACCAACCAGCTTGCCGTCAACATCCGGGAGGCCGGTGTTATCGAAACCGGTAGCCGTGTCAAAGTCAATGCCGTCCTCGTCAGCCCAGATATACCTAAGCACTAGGTAGTCGAACTCCGGGATAATAACCACCGGGACCGACTCCTGCCTGCACACGAACGTCTTCTCCTCCTTGGTGCCTTCTTTTATAACCTTGTACGTAGCCTGACGTATCTCTCCAGTCTCATTGATATCAGCGGTAACTCTAACCTCAGCAGGACCGGTACCACTTGTCTTATCTAAATGTATCCAATCAGCCATATCATCGTATTTTGTTAAACTAGTTTAATATACTTATCAAAAGCGTTGGGCCACATACGCTCATAAGACAGCATCCTCCTCCTATTATCCTCAGCCAGCTCCCGGTAATCATTCAAGGTAATCATCGACATCTTAAGCTCTTTCATGGCCCTAGCGAACTTACCCGGCTCCTGCTGGGCGTATAGTTTATAAGCATCACCAGCCCCTTGTATCAAACCGTTAACGGCGGCGTTCTCGAAGATCTTCATCTTGATATACGTCTCGACATAATCCTCAAGATAACCTAACGCCGTTTCAGGTATATACGGGAGACCGTCATCGTCCTTAGGCGTAGCACGATATATGATATAAATAAATCCATCAAACCCGGTATACATAGTATTGCCGGATATAGTTATATCATAATTATCCCAATCATACTTATCCCGATACTTGTCGGCGGCGCAATCACGCCTCAGTCCTCGACCTATAGACAGCCTTACGGGATGATGGTAATGAAATCGAACCTCGTGAGACCCGATATATATCCTCTCCGTGATCGTCTTCTCAAACTCCTCCTTACAGCACTCGGTGCAGGAGTTCCAACGGAAACCGCGCTCGGTGCGCTCGACCCAGCCGATCTCGTGTTGGAGGTCAGCCTTGGCCTTGTCGCCGCCCGGAATCTCACAGACAAGAGGCTCACACCTATAGGCATCAAGCATGTCGAAAAAATCAGAAGGCAATACCGCCTGTTTGTTGCTGGTCTTGACAACCGCCTCGGACATGACCGCTATAACACCCCCGAACCTTTTCAAGGCGATCTCAGCCCATCTATAAACAGACGAGGTATCTATAGCCCCGCTATCATCGTATTTATGTAAATCGGCCTTGATCTCGGCCAACAACCCTTTTATAGTCATATTCAAGTCTTTTGCACAAAGATATGTATTTGAATCCGTGATACAAAAAAAATCCAGTCTACCCTCACGGGCTAACTGGATCACAAAAAAACTTCTACAGCTTGTAAACCCATTTAACTCCAAATACCTTACTCTCCGACTCAACCTCCCGATACAAGAACTTATATCTCCTACCTGATTCCATAGCCAACCTACACTCCCTGTTCAACGCCGGAGAAATATAGAGATGGAAATACTTGTTCCGAGGCATAAAATCAATGCACGTATGGACATAAGAGTATCCACCCGTCCCACGTCTGTTAATAGTACCGGTAAGCTTATTCAAATATATCTTACGATTAGGATTTATCTTATGACACAGATAACCGATGTTGTTTATATAAACCCCACCCTCATTATCCAGATACTTATCACGTATGACTTTCCATATCAAGGACTGACATTCGAGAATATCATTCTTGTCCACGATCGTATGTTTCCTTCTCTTGCCATTCTTAGACATAATAGATCTATAAAACCGAAGAAAGTACTGATCAAGTATTTTAAATGACTTTGTTTTCATATCACAAATATAACGATTTCATCCTAATACAAGAAATTTATACACAAAAATACACCGCCTATACCAAGGATGAGGCAAACAGGATAGCCGACAGCAACCTACAGTCAGACGGTATCTCTTACGCCAATGGATTAGCTCAGGCCGATAGATGCGATT